TTGATTCACCTGTTTGTATTAAATCAATTATTGGTTTGTTATTATGTACATGTTTACATGCATACATTAATGCAGTTTTATCATTAATAACGTATCCAGGATTAGATTGACCTGTCTGTAATAAAGCCGTTATTACATCTTCCATATTATTTATACAAGCCCACATTAATGCTGAATTTGACCAACGTGGTATTATTTCAGGATGGGATTGTCCGGTTTGTATTAAAGCCATGGCTACATCAGGCATGGCTTCCTGACACGCATATACTAATGCGGTATAACCGGTTGGTTCAACTTGTCCTAAATCATATCTTCCAGAATTGATTGCTTCAAATATTTTTGATTTATCATTTTCATAATTGTCCCTAATGATTTTTATCAAATCGCCCATATATATATAGTTACAAATTTTTAAACTATATATGTTATAATAACATTCATTTTTTATTTCTCTTAATTTTTCTTCTTGAAGTCTTTCTAGATTTACGGTTTCGATAAATTTTTTTCGTTTTTCTATATTTTTTCTTTCCACCGGCTTGTGTAGCGCCCATTGGTTGTATATCTAGTGTTTCTAGTAATCTAACAACCTCTTTTTGATTTTTTCGTTTTGCGATATCTAATGCTGTATTACCATCAGCGTCAATTTGCTCTGGATGAGATTGTCCGGTTTGAATTAGAGCAATCGCTACTTCTGGCAAATAATAATAACAAGCTAATATTAGTGCTGTATTACCGTTAATATGGTCGACTTGTCCCGGATTAGATTGACCAGTTTGTATTAAAGCCATTGCTACATCAGGCATTGAATGAACACAAGCATACATTAATGCGGTAAAACCGTTTTTGGAAGCTAATTCTGGTCGTGATTGTCCGGTTTGTATTAAAGCCATGGCTACATCAGGCATTTCGTTACTACAAGCGTAAATTAACGCAGTATAACCATCTGAATCAACTTGGCCTAAATCATATCTTCCAGATTTTATTGCTTCAAATATTTTTGATTTATCATTTTCATAATTGTCCTTAATAATTTGTATTATATCACCCATATATATATAATTATGTAAAAAGTTTTTAAAGTATATATATATTAATATTATAGTTAGGACGTCTAATAATCTGTTTTATATAAAATAATATATTCAAACATTCTCTCCATTAAATATTTGATTTATCTTCAAGTTTCTTTACTAAAATGAACTTAAATTAGTAATTCCTCTACCGATAATAAGACCATGAATATCATGTGTTCCTTCATATGTATTTACTGCTTCTAAATTTAACATATGTCTTATAACGTGGTATTCATCTGAAATTCCATTGCCACCTAATATATCTCTAGCATTTCTAGCAACATTCAAAGATTTTAAACAATTATTACGTTTAATGATAGAAATTGTTTCTGGAATCATGTTTTCGTCATCTAACATTCTTCCTACTCTTAAAACAGATTGTAGTCCTAATGTTATTTCTGTTAACATGTCTGTTAATTTTATTTGAATCAATTGGTTTGATGCTAATGGTTTATTAAATTGTTTTCTCTCTATTGTATATTCTCTGGCTCTTAAATAACAATCCTCAGCAGCTCCAAGAACACCCCATGCTATACCATACCGCGCGTTATTTAGACAAGAAAATGGGCCTTTCAAACCTTTAACATTTGGTATTATATTTTCTTTTGGAACAACAACATTATCCATAAATATCATACCTGTATTAGATGCTCTTAATGAAAACTTGCCTTCTATTTTTGGTGATGATAATCCTACCATATCTTTTTCTAGTATAAATCCTCTTATATCATTATTTTCATCTTTTGCCCAAATGATAAATACATCAGCAATTGGTGAATTTGTGATCCAATTTTTACTACCATTTAGAATATAATTGTTGCCGTCAAATTTAGCGCGTGTTTTCATTCCAGATGGGTCACTTCCGTGGTCTGGTTCTGTTAGACCAAAACATCCTATTAAATTTCCTTTAGCTAATTCAGGTAAATACTTATCTTTTTGTTGTTGAGATCCAAATTTATAAATTGGATACATTACCAGAGAAGATTGAACACTCGCACAACTTCTATAACCGCTATCAATTCTCTCAATTTCACGCATAATTAACCCATATGATACATAATTTACACCTGCGCATCCGTACCCATCGATTGTCGGTCCGAGTAACCCAATATTACCCATTTCCTTTATTATATTTTTATCAAAAACTTCATTCCTAAATGAAGTAACAATATTTGGTTGTAGAATATCTCTCGAAAAATTATATGCTAATTCTTTTATAGATTTTTCTTCTTGAGATAATTGATTTTCTAATAAAAACGCATCTCGGTAATTAAATAAATTTCTTCTTACAATTCTATTAAAATTATTTCTTAACATTATTTATTATATAATAATTATTATCTATTTAAACTAATTTAATTTAATATTAAGTTGCGTATAATAATCCAGCATTACCGCCAACAAATATAACCATATTGACTCTTTCTTCAATAACATATAAATTGTAATTATATTCGTAAATTCTCCAGGTAGGTTTATTTATACCAACAATGTCGCCTGTTGCTGGGTCACATATAGTTAAAACTTGTGCGTAAGGATCGGCAGGAGGAGTAATAGTAGTGAATTGTAATTGAACGTTAGTAAATCTACTCATATTCATAGCGCCCGATGGTTGAACTTTAAATGGATCAGTATCTAAACAAAAATTATAACAATAAAGTCCAGGCGGAGCAAATCCAGCAGTTCTTACATATTTTTCTACAAAATTATATACACCTGCGGGTAGAATATTCTCTCTATACTGGCCATCTAATAATATTCCAAGCGCTACTAATATATCTTTTAGATTTTGTGGATTATATACACCGGTAGTATAAAGTCCGGATAAAGTGCCATTTGGTTCTAGTCCAGGTCCTAATAAAGGTGGTCCAGCAGGATTCGGATTTGGATAATCTCCTGCTGGTGGCGCTGGCATTACATCTTGCGGCATATATTCGTAAGGCCAGTTGGTATAATTGGACCATTGATTTCTTAGATTAGCGTCACTGCGCTGAAAATAAAACATCCAACTAATAACCATGCCTAATGAATCCATATTTACAATTTGTTGTCCAGTAACATTATAAAAAACCTTTTCATATACTTGTTTGATTAAATATTTTTGTTCATTCTTCGCAAATATGGTTGATTCGTCATTAGAGAGAAAACAATATGTACAATTTAAATTAATATCAGCAAACCAATTAGTTCTTGTATCAACATAAGAATTCGGGCCTAACTCTTCATCCGGTGGTGTTTGTAAAAATCTATAAAATTGCATATAATATTGATTGAAATTAGGCGCTACAACTGGAAAATTATTAGTATAATCAACAACATCACGAACTGTAAACCATTCATTAATTGGTCTAAAAGTGACATTAATCCATAATTCATTATATTGAAGAGCAACTAATGGAAATGCTTGCGTTGAGAGAAGACTAAACCAAGAACCAAGAGGTATATATAATGTGCGTCCCATAATTGAAGGTTGAGCTCCAGCAGGACTTGTAGTATAAAACGCATTTGGATACGCATTTACACGAGTTCCAGCATTTGCTGGGTCATTTAGCTCTGGAATGTTACCAATCATTTCATTAAATAGTGCCAATTTTTGACCGCTAAAATCTCTCTGTGCTGAAGCTAGAATATATTGACCTGAATATTGTTGTAGTTGTTGATTACCACAATTAATAGTTATTTTGCTTATGATTTGAGCTCCCAAATTTTTTATCCACGCAAATTCATATGGCGACCAATCTGAATAAACTGTTGTTCCGTCATTATTTTCATATGTTTGTGGTGGTAAAATTGGAGACCATATATTGGGTAGGTTAATAGAAATATAACAATCCATAAGTAAATCTGCGTACCTACGAATTTTAAACGTGAATGTGGATTCAGCAGTTAAACTAAGTTGAGGTGTCCCTTCAAATTCTATGCGAAAATTTTGCTTACCATAATTAGTGTATTTTTTATAAGTGCATTTAAAAAATGATTTTTGAGGGTTTCCGTTTAAAATTATATTTTGTTGTCCTTCCGAAACAAGATTCATTAATCCGCCTCCCATATTTAGTATATAATATGATTATTTTTTAATTCTTAATTTCATCATAATATAATTTATATCAAATACAAATAAATATCCTCATAAATTAAAATTGTTGTTTCTAAAAATTAATAAAATAGATATATATTAATAATGTCAGCAACTCAAACGGATTTTTTATCAAAAATACAATCTTTAGATGAAGATTTCCAAATTTATATGATATCAACTTTTATATTCATTATTCTGATTATTTTTATTGTATATATGATTTATTTAAGTAGACTTAAAAATAAGGAATGTAGTTTTATGGATTCCCTTTATCCCTCAGTTAATGGAAATATTAGGTCTATTACTTCTTCAGACCCTGATTGTAGTGGTAATTTATTTGATTATTATATTAAAACTGCTTACAATGCGTGTAGTGGTGGTAGTTATAAAAATAATTTTGTAGACCTTTGTAATCTTAAAGCAGTTATAAAACAAGGTGTAAGATGTTTAGATTTTGAAATTTATTCTATAGATAACAAACCAGTTGTTTCAACAAGTACAATAGATGATTATCATGTTAAGGAAACATTTAATTCGGTAAATTTTGATTCAGTTATGGATACAATTCGTAATTATGCTTTTGCTGGCGGTACTTGTCCTAATCCTACTGATCCTATGTTAGTTCATTTGCGATTTAAGAGTAATAATCAAGAAATGTATAAAAACTTGGCAAAAATATTCAAGGCGAATACTAGTATAATGTTGGGTCCAAGTTATAGTTATGAAGTGGAGGGAAAAAATTTAGGAAATGTGCCGTTATTATCTCTCCAAAATAAAGTTATATTGATTGTAGATAGAAGCAATACAGCATTTTTAGAAAATGAGGAGTTACTTGAGTTTGTAAATTTGACAAGTAATTCTATTTTTATGAGAGAATATAACTATTATAATGTCAAAAATAATCCTGATATTAATGAATTAACTGAATATAATAAACGAGGTATGACGATAGTTCTTCCTGATAGTGGTTCTAATCCTCCAAATCCCAGTGGTCTGCTTTGTAGAGCAGTTGGTTGCCAAATGGTAGCAATGAGATATCAATATGTAGATAATTTTCTTACTGAGAATGCTGGGTTTTTTGATAATGCTGGTTATGCTTTTTCTCTCAAACCACTTGAATTAAGATATCAACCAGTTAGTGTGCCTGCTCCAACACAACAAAATCCTAATTATTCTTATGAAACTAGAACAGCATCTACAGATTATTATAGTTTTAAATTTTAATAGTTTTAAATATATATAAAGACTTTCAAATATATATATTTAACATGATACCATACGTGTTTTCAAGTGTTCGAACAGGTCGTAAACGTCCTTATTTGCATCAAGATTTTGGTCTTGTAAAAGAAGATGAAACGCAAACATATTTTTTAGACAAAATTAGTGAATTTATATCTGATATAATAGACTATGAAACTTTAAAAAGTGTTGAAGATATGGATAATTTTTTTGATAACTATTGTGATGATTGTTATATGGAAAATTCGCCATGGGATGTCATGATTTTTAGAAATGGAGAATGGGAAAATATGACACCGTCATTTGACAAAATTTGGGAACATATTCAACTTCTAAAATTAGAGGAGAAAAAAGAAGAAAAATACGAAGAAGAAAAAGAAGAGATAATTAATTTGACAGAAACCGATAAGGAAATACTGGCAAAATTAAACGATTTTTTTAAAGAATTATTAAATGAAATGCCATTGACTCCTGAAATAATAGAAAATTTTAAGAATATGAATCAATATCAACAATTTACATTTTTATTTAATAATGTGACACCTAAAAAATATTCTGAAAATAAAGAGTTGTTTCATAAATTTTTAAATATTTCTATTAAACTTATGAAAAAAGATATCGAAAATATTTCAGAAAAATTAGAAAGTAAGCATGATGATGAATTATCGGAACAATTAGAACAATTATTATATGTTCTAAGTAATGCTATATTAGTTAAACAAACTTTCAATATTTAGTATAACCATTCAATAATATTTATATCATCTATTAAATATTTTCTTTTGATTACATCAATAATTATACGAACTGCTATTTGGTGGCGCGCTTCACGATATGTATCAATATCTTCTAAGACGCTAATCATTGTAAAACCTGGCGACCAATTGTTACTACATAATATTGTTTCGCAGCAAAAACATTGTATTCCTGTATATTGTTTAAGTTTTTTATAAAATTCAGAATTCATTGTATTATGCTTAAAATTGATATATTTATTATCAATATATAATTTAGGGTGTTTAAATGGATAATTATATGGTATAATAAATTTGTAATACTTATTATCATTTAAATTTTTAAATGTAACTTCATATTCAGGATATTTTTTATAACTTGTATCATCATTTTGTTTGACTAAAATATCTTGTTCGATACATATATTTTTACGAATCATTAATTGTAATTCTCGTTTAACTCTTTTTTTAACACCAGAGTTTGTTATTGTCAACATTTGTTGTTCCATATTTATTACTGATTAAAATATCTAAATTTTTATATTATTCAATTTTATTTTAATTGTATAATATAGGAATGCCAAAAGATAAAAATATATGTAAAAACTTGTCATTTAGTGATTGCGAGTTAGCAATTCTTCGTATGGCAGTTGATGAAGCAGAGGAAAAAATGGGTAGACGAGTTGTAAATTCAGATGATGTTCAAAGAATAATAGATATTGTTGAAGATTTTATTACGCGTAAAAAATTAATATGTTACGGTGGGACAGCAATAAATAATATTTTACCAGAAGAAGATAGATTTTATAATAGAGAAGTTGAAGTTCCTGACTATGATTTTTTCTCTCAAGATGCTTTAAATGACGCTAAAGAATTGGCTGATATATATTACAAAAAAGGTTTTATTGATGTAGAAGCGAAATCAGGACAACATCATGGGACATACAAGGTTTATGTTAATTATATGGCAGTAGCGGATATAACACATTTACCAAAGGAAATTTATACAGTTTTGAAAAGAGATTCAATATCAGTAGCAGGTATATTATACGCACCACCGAATTTTTTAAGAATGTCTATGTATCTCGAATTATCTAGACCAGCAGGAGATATTAGTAGATGGGAAAAGGTGTTAAAAAGATTATCACTATTAAATAAGAATTATCCGATAACAGATATAAATTGTAATGACGTTAATTTTCAACGTAGTATGGAAAATATAAAAGATCAAAAAGAAATATACGAAATAGTAAAAAATTCACTAATAAATCAAGGTGTAGTATTTTTTGGGGGATTTGCGAATACTCTTTATTCTCAATATATGCCAAAAAATTTACAAAAAAAAATACAGGAAATTGCTGATTTTGATGTTTTATCAAATAAACCGCAGGAAACTGCGAGCGTTATAAAAGAAAGATTAGAAGATAATGGATTTAAAAACATAAAAATTATAAAGCAGAAAGAAGTAGGAGAAATAATCCCAGAACATTATGAAATTAAAGTTGGAAAAGATTCGATTCTTTTTATTTATAAACCTATTGGGTGTCATAGTTATAATATTTTAATGTTAAATGGTAAAAAAGTAAAAGTAGCGAGTATTGATACTATGTTAAGTTTTTATTTAGCATTTTTGTATGCGAATAAACCTTATTATAATCAATTTATTCAAAGAATTTTATGTATGTCAAAATTTTTATTTGATGTTCAGCAAAAAAATAGATTATCACAAAAAGGTTTATTAAAAAGATTTAGTATTACGTGTTATGGACATCAAGAATCCGTTGAAGAAATGAAAGCTGAAAAGGCAGCTAAATATAAAGAATTAAAGCAGTCAAAAGATAAGAAACATTTTGAAGAATGGTTTCTAAATTATAGACCAGATGACATAAATGCTAATAAAGAAAATAAAAAATCAAAAACTGTTAAAAAAAAGAAAATTAAAACAAAAACAAGGAAAAATAAAAAAGGAATTCTAAATATTTATTAAATATGAATAAATTATGAATTATGATTCATAGTACAGAATCCCCCAGGACAATCCATTTCTGAATATTCTTTTGACATATTTTTAGTTTGATAATATTTATAAATAAATATAGCAATTAAAACAACTAATATAGTTACACCAATATAAATGTACATAGTATTATCAGTTGTATTAAAACTGATTACTTCATTCACTTCAGGAATATTTAAAGAAAATGCTGAATCCGTAATATCAATAGAATCCATTTATATTGACATTTTACAAATAAATGATTATTTAAACTAATATATTATAAACAATAATCTTCTAAAATAACGCTAAATATAGTAAATAATGTTTTTGAGAATATTTTTGAAAGTAAATTATTTTTGACGTCAGATGATATATATTTTTTGATATAATTAATGAAATATAAAATAAGTATAATAATTTTTTCCATTAATAATTTGAAATTATAATGACATAAATTTGTTATAGACCATTCATTAACATAACTACACATACTCGTATTAGATTTTTTAATGAAAAAACTATGAATGTCTAACAATCCAGAGAGAATTCTATGAAAATTAGTTTTTTCATTTTTAATATTAATTGAACTGAAAAATTTATCATAACTTAACAGTTCCATATGTAATATTTTTTTATTAGTTTCTTTTGTAAAAATATATGCGTTTATACCATCAATATATTTTTTTTTATATAACAAATTATTATCAACTAATAAAGGAATATAACAAGATTTAATAATAGTATCTATTATTTCATCTACATTTTTGTAGGTTGATTTTATTATTTTTTTTTGATTTAATATATCATTATAAGTAATAAATAATTTATTATTAACCTTGGAGCATATATCATTAGGAATTCTTTTAATCAAATACTTCTTTATTTCTTTAATAGGTCTTAAATTAAACTTTTTTTTAAAGTTAATATTTACAATTTCATATAATGTAGGTATTAAATCAAGTGCGTCAATATAATATAATAAACCTATAATGGAGCCAATACTACAACCAGAAATTCTATCGATTTGAATATATTTTCTTCTCTCCATTTCTTTTAAGAAATAAAGCGCGCCAACTAGATAGCTACCGTTAAATATTCCACCATCTAATACTAAATCTATTTTTTGTAACTTTTTAGAATCATCGGGCAAATTTTCAATTAATTTATTTACATATTCATCAATCATAATATGTATTTTATATTTTAGATAAGTAAATTAACGTAAATAGATATTTAGAATGTGCCAAAATACGATGTTGTTTTCATAAAAAAGTGAAATAAAATACCGAATAAAATACTGGTAAATAAATAACCATTTATATTATAGTTGCCGTCATTTGAAAATAAAAATGGTATGTATTTATATAAAAATTTTTTGAAAAATGGTAATTGAAATAAAAAGTATAAAACAGAAACTAATAATGGCGTTTGAATCTCATCGTATATATCATCTAATGAATTATTTATTTGCTGTGATTTGTTATATTTATTAATCATATCAGATGATTGTTCATAATTTTTAATATAATCATTATGTGGTGGTGGAGTTGGTACATAATTTGGTATTACGTGTGGGTCATTAGTTATATTATTTGAATTAATAGGTATATCACGTGATGGTAATTGAGTTGCTCCAGCGATTGTAGCTTGTTGTAATCCACTAACAATTTGATTAATAGTTGTTTGATCTAAAGTCATTCCAGAGTTTGAAGGATTTTGTGTTTGTTGTGCCGTCATTGTTATATTATTACTGACATTTCCACCACCAACTGGATCGGTTGGTAAATCTAAAATACTAGTTGCGTCGCTCATAATTATTATAAAGAATGATTGATTATAATAATTACGCAAATAAAAGTTTATTCAAATGAAACTGTTTTAGCGTTTAAAGAACATTTTGAGGCTACTGGAACATATTTAACACATTTACCATTATTTTTATAGATTTTATCCTTAATTTCATCTAAAGGTGGAGCGCGAAAAACAAGGCAATTATTATCTTTACAAATTGTTCTAAATAGAGAAGCTAAACCTAATCCTAACAAAATTGACATAATAATTTTGCCTGTTTCGGTATGTACAAATTTTCCAAGATACATTCCCATTTATATTATTACTTTATAAATATTCTAAACTTGCATAGGTATTTTTGATATTAAATTTTCATCATCAGGACATTCGATACTTTCTTCTTCAAAATAAAAACAATTATCAGCCTTATCTTTAAATAATACCTTGTCTACATTTTCAGGACTAGGATAGATATAAATTGTTTTCATTTCTGGTCCTAGTATATAAATAAACAATAATCCTATTATAAAACTAACTAGAAATATAGGTATTGAAATATAATTAAACATCATATTATATAGTAAGAAAAATATTTTATATTAACTTATACATATATCTGCGTTGAGGGAACTCAAATTTAAGTTCAACTAATTTATTCATTTCATCTTCTAATTTATCATAATTTTTTTCTTTTGTTTTTGGGTCTATAGTGTAGTATGATAAATATTCTGATTGTTTTTCTTTAGGTAAATCATTAAATACTTTATTATAAACAGAAACACCAAAGTCATATTTACCATTTTCTACTTCTCTTGGTGGGATAATAATATTTGGAGGTGTTGTTATATTACAACCGTAGAAGTCTGGTTTTGTTCTATCATTTACACATTTATACATAAATTGATTCATCCAATCAATATTTAATTTGAATTCATCGGTTACCCACCAAGGCAAATTATTCCATAATTTTTGATATTCTGGATTTTTCCAAGATATACCACTTTTACCCTCACCAAATATAGGTTCATCTTTTATAGGACCTTTATTTACTTCAGGTTGTATTTTAATAGAAATTTCTTCGGGTTCTTCTTCTTTAATTTCATCTGCTATTTTTTCAGACAAGTCAGTATATTTTGATTTTCGTTTAAATGATTTCAATCCAACATCAAATGCTATAACTTTGTCTTCATAAGTAAGGGATGTCAACATTTTATCAATACTGAATTGTTTTTGAATTAATACGCAATTATTAGCGTTATCATTATAAACGGCATTTACGTCATACTTTAAATTTCTAATTTTTTTCATAATTGGATCAATTATTGTGGCGTAAATTTCAGCCGCATCAGTTGCGTATTTAGTGTCATTGTTTTCGTTCATTTTTTTTATACAATCTTTAATTTTATCGATATTCTCATAGAAAATAACAAGAGATTCTTCTAGTTGGTCTTTTCTTTCTTGATTATCAGTAATATTATTATATACATTTAAATAACCTTCGTAAATAGATGATAACTCTGAAACATATGATTTATTATTTTCAAAATTTTCAAGAGCGGTTTCGGTTGTTATTAATCCAAATAATAATTTATTTTTGTTATCAATAATTGTGTTTTTATATTCGGTGATTTCGCCTTTAACATTTCTAATTGATTCTTCTAATAATTCGACATTACCTAAATTAATTTGAATATCAAGATTACATGGGTCCGCTAAATTACCACAACTAGCTTTATATACTCTATGAGAATCATTTTTATCGTCAGCAGGATAATATTTAATTGAAAAAATTGTGCCTAATCTTGATGGACGCTTACAATTAATACATTTTGGTTTTAATTTAAGATACTCGGCTCGTTTCTCTCTTTTACTAAGCATATTTTGATTAAGAATTTTTCTTTTATTTTCTCTATTGACGCTTTCAAATTTTTCCTTTAACCTAAAATATTCATTTAAAGCTTCATTAACAGTAGGAATTTCTTCGGTGAAATTATTATCAATTACTATTTTGTTTTTAGGATTTGGATTTCTAATTAACTTTTTCTTTTTAGGTTGTAATACAAATTCTTCGCCTTCTGAATCATTATTAAGTATTTCATTACCGGGTATTTCATTGTCTTTATCAAGTAAAATATCATTTTCTGACATTATATATTATAGTTAATAATTTAATTTTAAATAATAATAATATGATAAAATTTAAACAGTTGGACGTGAATGTATTATATCATATTCATTTTCCCATTGTGGTAGTCCCGTGATTAGTTCTTGATGCGCTTTTTGTTTAGCTATTTGAAAGTTTTTTATTTTTTCTAATATGTACTGCTGTTTTTCCTTATTTTTTTTCGCTATTTCGACAGGGGTTAATCTACCTTTGTATTTATAAACAAGAATGCCTCCTAAAATAATAAAAAATAATATCAACATTCCTATATTAAAAATCATATTATGAAAATTTTCTCTTATTATATGAGCTTGTTTTAATGCTTGGTTTAAAAAATATTTAACACCTGGTTCAGTTAATGTTGGTTTAGGCACAGGTTCCTGAAAATTCATATAAAATATAGTTAAAATTATAAATTAAATTATACATATTATCTATATGGCAAATTCATATTTAAATATTGTAACATTTTTATTGACAACACTTTTTTACTACATGGTTCTTAAACCTACTTTACATTTTTCAGTTTATAAAAATAAAGATGAATACGCTAATTATATGACTAGTAATTATATGTATTTAGCTATATATTTGCTACTAGTAATAATTATACAATTTATAGTTAACTCGTCAATAATAGCTAATACATGCGGTGGAAATATAACTGAGAATATGGGTGCAGCTGGAGTGCTAACATTTTTACCATGGATTTTAATTTTCGGTGTATTAATAGTAATTTTAACTGTATATCCTGGATTTAAAAGCGCGTTTTCTGATGTCGTTGGATACTATTATGTGTCTAATTCTGCTAATAAAGTATTAACTGAATTATTGGTTAACCAAGATATTGAAAACAAAATAACAAGTGATGAGACTTTAACACCTGAAAAGAAGGCTGCGCTTGAGTCTGCTGCTGACGCAATTATTAAAATATTTGGTAACGCTTCTATATTAATAAATCAGATAGTGCCGAATAATTTCGAACAATATTGGAGTATTCTTACACCATTAATGAAGGATAAATATAAGTCTGAAGGTCCGGAAACAGACGCAATAAAAAATAACTTATTTGAACTAGTTGTTACTAGAGATAATGTTGGTGAAGCAATGTGGTATATATATACAGGATTATTATTAACATCTATAGTCCAACTAAAAATAACGACTCGTGGTTGTGCGAGTAATTCACAAACAATGGAAGCGAATTATCAAAAATTTTTAGAACAAGAACAAAAAACTAAAGAAAATAATGAAAAAGGTTCAACAACATATACATTGGCTGGTTAAAATATTTATTTACATACTTAAATATTTTAAATTATTTACTTTTATATTTTTTATTATTTTTTTTTGTATTTGATTTTTTATTTTTTTTGTATATTTTTTTTGTATATTTTTTTCCACCATAAGGTGTTTCAGATGGTCCCATAATTCTTTCACCATAAGGTGTTTCAGATGGTCCCATAATTCTTTCACCATAAGGTGTTTCAGATGGTCCCATAATAACAGGTTCTTCATGTTTTAAATGTATTCTTTTAAACAACCCAGGATATCTTACCTCAATGTCAATTATTGATTCTTTATGAAATTCATAATACTTGTCTTTCGATGATTTATCTGAGCTGGTATAACCAATGCCTTTTAATATAACGTTAAAATTTTTATCAATTAATAATGTATTAGCTACTTGTAATAAATCACTGTATAAGTCTAAATTGCGAATATTTGGAAGTTTGTATAACTGTGACAAAATAATAAATAAACGTCCACTTACAGAACTCAAATCTCTAAAATAACTAGAAAGTCCTGTGTCGAAAGGAATGCCCGTTTTATTATGTAACCAAGTTATATTTTTTGGAACAATGATCGGTGAATTATAACGACCAGCCCATCCAATTAAAATAAAATCTTCTTCCATTATAATAACATATAAATATATAATTATTTAAAGAGATAATTATATAATTAATATATACGCATTTTATAATGTCAGATGATTGGGAAGATTGGACGGATAATGATCTTATTATTCCGGTTTTGAATACTGCGCAATTAAAGCAATTAGAAGAGAGAAAATTAGTCGAAGAATCGGATAATGCTTTAACTAAAGAATTATTTTCAGATGATAAACAAAGTGACTTAAAAATAGTTACCAAACAACAGACAAAAATGACAACTACTAAAAAATGTAATAGAGAAAAGTCAGTAACTAATAAAGAAATAAATGAGAGAAAACAAAAAGAATTTTCTAAAAAAAATAAAGAAGAAAAATTATTAAAGAAGAAAATTGCTGAAACTTTTGGTGATGCGGAAGAAGACAATGAATATGCTGAATACGAAGATATGTTTTATTAAAAAATTTTAGGAGCGCTTATATAATATAGAACAGCTAAATAACAAAGAATTCCTAATAAAAGTGAGAGAAGCCATATTGGCAAAATAGTTTTATTTCTATATCCTACACCAAATTCACGAATACTACCATCTCTATTATAAAAACAAGCAGGTTTCATCATTTGAATAGTTCCAAAAATGATTACAAATAAAATAACTGATACTAATGTGATATTTTCTCTAATATATGTTTTATACATCTAATATATAATTATAAACTATTTTTTATAATTATATTTGTCTAAAATAAAATACTTATTTCTCTAACAATTAGTCTTCTTGTGCGTAATCATCATACTCTTCTTCGGGCGCCTCTACCCCATCAAATCCACCATCATAATAAGTTTCATTTAAAAAACCTATATCATAAGCATCCTGTTCGATGTCTTTTTCCATTTGTCTTTGTTCTAAATATTCATCTACTAAAATATCTATATTTTCATCTGTAGCATCTTTATTTTTATTTCTAATTCTTCTCTCTGCCTTTTCCATTTCATATCTTAATTCTTGTTCCTCGGGTCTTTCATAGAAATCTTTATCGTACATAGTTAAACCTTTTTCTAAACCTTTGCTATATATACCTTGTTTAAGTATTTTAAATACATTATCGACATTTCTGGCTTCATCTGTCATATTTTTCAATTTATCAGTAACTAAATTTTTTTCCCTTTCTCTCAACTTGAATACACTATCTTGTATTTCTTCATATGAAATATTTATATTTTGCTTTTCATTTTCGAATATATCCATGAAAGATACGATAAGTTCTGCTATTTTCTCCTTAAGAACTTTTTTATTACCTGTTAAAATTCTATTATCTACAATATTGCGTGATGACATTCCCAAATCTACTTTTGTTTCACTTTCTTCAACATAATCTACACTAAATATATCAGTAACCTCAACGTTTGATTTAACTTCAGTTACAATCATATCGGGATCATCCGTTAAATATGTATAATTTATTAAAATTCGTAGCAGATAATATTCAAATAAATATCTACTTGTTCTCTCGTCTATTACTCCACGAATGGTTCTATCGCCATTTTTTATACTAGAAAAACAAGGTGTTGCTTGAGATAAATTTACAATATTTTTACCTAATTTTTGAATCTTAGGTAATATATTTAATAAAGCAGGGATACCATAAAATTTTCTAAGTTCCTCGAAGTAATCTGCTATTTGTGTAGTAATTTTATTTTCATGATTTTTTGAAAAATTATAGTATTTTGGAATATATGTTTTACCATAATTGACCTTATTTAAAATAATATTAGGGAATACGTTGATAAAATTATCTATAAATGTCTTAAAAAAGTTAGTAACATTATACATTCCATCATCTGATATTTTAATATCCTCATTTCTATTTGATGAATCTGAACTCCATGTTGAAAGACTATTTATACATTCTATAAAATGTCTAGATTTACTCCTATTAATATTTTTTCCATTATTTTCTATAAATTCAATTATCTCCTTACTCATTTCTTCATTAGCTCTTATTAAGAAGTTATTTAAATTTTTAACTTGCTGTGTACTTTCTTCCCTAGCAATATCAAATGTATCAATTGCCTCCCTAATTAAATTAATCAATGACAATTCAATCATTTCATCTTCATTATTCTCATCATATATAGCTTCTAATAATTCGGATAATTTGGCTACACAAGAAATGATTGGATTGTCAACATCAATATTTATAATATTCTCTCTACTAATCAATTGTATAAGTCTCAAAAATTGTTGGTCTGTATAATTTGTTCCATCTTCTTTTAGTTTCTGTATAATTCTGCCGATTGTATCTAATGGATTAATTAGATTTGAATCAGGTTTGCTAGTACATAATGGTATTAATTCTTGTGGTATTGGTGCGAGTGATTTAAATTTACAATAAAAAATAAACGCAATATAAATTGTTTTTTCGTCAAACTTTCTATCAATCGAAGGATAAATATTCTTAGTATTTATGTCACTATATAACATAGATGGCTCTGTTATACTTCTTATATCGTCTAGCATATTGGTAAGCTTTTGTATTGTGTCATTAAACATAGTAATATCAGAATTACGAGTCGTAAAATAATTAATTGTTGGTTCATTTTCTTTGCTATCACAACATGCGTTTTCAAGATAAGGTTCATTATTTGCTGTATGGAGTAGAACTTTATGTGTTTTGACTATTTCTTGAATCTTTTCTTGAATGGCTAGAGAGAATTGAATAATTTTAGATTCCATAACAAGAATTTTTTCCTTTTGTTCTAATTTTCCAGTTCTTAAATCATTAGCTAAACTTTTCTGGAACTGTTCTGAAATATTAGTCAAATGTTTAATTTTAAAAGGTATAAGAGGTGGTAGGAAATCCGTCCATTTTGATATATCATGTTCTTCTGCTATTGCTGTAGCCGGATTAGTTAATAAATATTGAGTTTTTTCTGAAAACTTTCTTTGAACATCTGGATTTTGAATCAAAAAATCATCAATAGACGCTTTAATTCTTGCTTGAATTTTATCTACAGATGTCTTTTTTAATACATTCCATGGTTCTCCAGAATCTCTTATATCAAATGTAACACAAGCTAAATAGGCTAAACTGCTAGTATCAGATTGACCATCAAAAGGATATCCAGTAAAAGAACGAACACAACCGGGATGCGTTTTTCTTGTTTTAATCGATGGAATCGATGTTTGAATGGCAATTAAATACATTCCTAAAGTATAATAAAGGAGAGAAGTATTAAAGAAATCTCTATAAGAAGGTAGTCTTTTACCTTTTTCTGCTGCGGATTTTATTTTTTCTTTATAATCACTCTCACTTTCAACTGTAGATTTAATCGTCTCTATAACAGAATTAATAATAAATTCTTTTTGAGTTTCGATATTAATACCCATAGCAATAGCCAATGTATTAACTACATTATTAATCATTATGGTCTCTGGTGTAATATATTTAATAAATTTTTCATTAGTAGCGGATATTATTTTATTTCCTGCGTCATCTTCCATAACAGCCCTAGATACAACTTTAAAACCCTCGTCATAACCTTCTTCCGTATCAAAATCACCAGGACATATAGGCCATCCTGTGTACTTATCAGTCCACCAATCTCCGTCATCACTAAGCTGACCATTAGTAGCTTTTATATTTTCTAATGTGACTTGATATAGATATTGAGAATCGCAAAATGCTGCGGCAAGTTCCTTTTTAAATACAGGAAGCAAAGGAACTCCTGTTTTTACACAATATAACCAATGCTGAGACTCAGGTTTTCCATTAGCTGAAATACCTGGAACATTTGAACGCGTAAATTTATTAGCGAAACGAAGTATGTCTCCTTGTTTTTTTACAAAATCTCTCTGACTTAAAATAATGTCAAGTAATGGAGAGAAAGGAGATAAGACTTGTCCTTTAAATTCATCTTCTATAACCAACCCCATCTTAAATTTTTGATTATTGTATTTTAAAAATTCATTTGTTTGAATTTTTGATATAATAGGCATTATAGACAAGAAATAATCAAATTGGTTCTGTATTTCCTTTTTAAATTCCTCATTTGATAGTTTATATTTTGAATCAAATTCACTTATTATATTTGTCAATAAAGAATTTTGTAAACTTAATTCATTTGTTGTCATGCTTTCGCATTTATCATCTGTTTTAGTTGTAACATTCATACATTTCTCTTGTAAATCACAAATGATAGATGATTCATCTATGTTTGGAACACTTTTTGACAACTCTTTATCAAGAACCCATTTATTATCTTTTCTAACATAATAATCAATTTCGTCTTTTATATCACTAGCAAAACCTTTGTATAATAACGCATACTGACCATCTATTACCTTTTTATTTCCATCAATTAATGTTTCAGCTAGATAATTAGCATCTATTTCCGACAATTTATTTTTTTTAATTTGATCGAAAACTATGTGTTCTTTAAGTTTTTCTGGAGTAAGTTTCATTACAAATTCAGAATATCCTCCTTTTTTACTGTCTTCTTCCATTATTCCATAATTTGTTTTATCGTATCTTTTATCGAAAAATATTATCATATCATTGTCGTTTTGTAATCTTTCCAATGAATTATACATTTTAGCAATAGTAATAGTTTCACATTTATCAGTTTTCTCTTCGTTTTGTAACTTAGATTCTTTGGATTTTTGTTCGATTTCAAAAATTTCACTAATATCCTTCGGAAACATTAATTCTAAATTTTGATAAGACAAAGCAGATGTATATAAATGTCCATAATCTTTTAAAATTATTTTACGTAAAATTTCAGAATTAGTAAATGTATCCTTCACATCTTTAAATCCGTATCCAGTTTCAATAACTTCTTCCCTATATTTTTCAGTATTTAATATTTCTATTAATGAATATGCTTTTGAATCATGAGGTTTAGTTTTTCTAATTCGTGATAATTGCGAAAATACTCTAGATAATTTTATCATATTTTTGTTGTAATCTGAAATTTTCTCATCTATAAACTTAGAAATCTCAGTATATTGATTATATGTCAAATCATCTGTATATATTAAGAAAGGTTCCAGATAACCAACCACTTCTATAATGGATAATTTGCCAGTAATATATTTTTTCATTAAATTAAATAATATCTTAGTTTTTGGCACAATTGATTCTACGTATTTAGTGTATAATTCTTTTTTAGACATTCCACGTGACTCTTCAGGTGAAATATTTAATATATAATTTCTTATACCATCAACAAAATCATTTTCATGTAATTCTAACGGGTTTTCAAAAGATTCTACAAAAATATTTGACACATTAGTTTTTTTCTTTAGTAATTGCCAATAATTTATAAATACAGTATTTAAATTTGCCTTAGTGAGTATGTCTGTGCTAGGTAGATTAATTCTAGAGAAACGAACTGCCGGTTCAGGTAGAGTCATAATTGATTTTAAAGATAATAAATCGCTATTTGTCATATTAACTCTAACTGTTGTCATTTTAGATGACGTTACATTTGTTGCGTCTAACTTTGTATCTCCTAATGTATATTTTGATATAACAAAACGCCTATTTTTTATCATAGTATTATTGAATATAGACGAATAAAAATCTTCTAGATTATCTATGACTGTATTTATATTTTCATTTACGTCTTTTTCATAAATAATATCATTGATTTCTTCAGCATTTCGATAATCGAATGGTCTAAAATAAGGTGCTAAGTCTGTATATAAAGAACTGTATTTATTAATATCCGCAGGGAAATCATTTGATTCATAATTTTTAATTACTTCTTTCATTTGTCTAGCTTCAACTGATAAATTCAAATCTATAATATCATTATTTTCCTCCAAATTATATAAAGAGTCATAAATTTTTTTAATGTTCTTTACTACAGGTAATATCCAGTATAAATTAATATTAAAATTATATAACCATTCATTCAGTGGTTTATAAGCCGCTTCTTTAGTAATCATACTTGTAACATTTCCATATTGGTCGAACTCGGAAAACTTCTCTCTTAATTGTTTAAATCTCTCGATCATTAAATGAATATTGTTTAATACTCTAGGAGTTCTTTGTGCATTAGGAATAGTTGAGAGAAGTTCGTCTAATAAATCAGCGACTTGATTTTCAATACTATATCTCTCAAATCTTGTGGCTACATCTACAAATTGTTTAATAGGTCCAAGATTTTCATCACCGAAAACAATTTGGTCTGCTTTTACTATAATTTCTCTCAATTGGTCCTTTACGTCTTTTACAGGAATAGCAACTTGAAGTTTTTCTACTTCAATTACTTGCTTTTCTCTTTCTAATTCAGGGACTTCTTCTAGTTCTTCTTCTACGATTGGTTTTACAGGTTTATCCACAATTTGTATAAGTTCGATTGGTAAATTTTCTGGAATGCCTTTATAATCAAAGTTAATATATATAACATCTTCATCTGTTGTTGTTATTTCAATCATGTCTTCCTCTAAATTAGTAATTTCACCTACAATAATTGCTGGGTCAGGATCACCGAATACTATTTTTATCCACTTACCTGGAAGCAAACCATTTTGTCTAGCAAAACTAGCGGTGTCTGCTCTTCTAAGAATGGCAATTTTAGAGATATTACCATCACCTAAAATACCATCTTCTGATATGTTAATTTTGATTTTATTTAATGTATCTGTGTTAATTAAATAAGTTTTTGACCTGTCAATATAATCTATAAAAAATATTTGGTCATTTAGATTATCATTTACAGGATTTGTAATTTGAATTACATCTCCTAATTGTAATTCTATATCTTGATTATTACTTTCTGTCTTTAATTCTTCTGTCATTGATATATAAATATATTAGATATTTTTATACTTAAGTTATATTCAATTTAAATATAGTTTAAAGACATTTTTATAATATATAATATGAGATTCAATCTATCCGAAATTCCTAGCTTTAATTTACTCTTACAGGATGTTGTAAGTAATTCAAATATACTAAAATTAAATAAAATTGAATGTCGCACAAACAATTCAACTTATAAAGTTATTAGATATGATAAGAATTTATTATGTGTAGACTTGGCTTCATCTTATGGTTTATGTCGTTCTGTTATTGTAAATTCCGCAAATGAAGTAGTAGCCTTCGCGCCTCCAAAATCAATATCTGCTGATATTTTTATAAAGAAGTATCCTGATGATACATATAATGGATATATAGAATCAGAAGAATTTGTAGAAGGAACTATGATTAATGTGTTTTTTGATAAGACTATTGGAGTTACAGGTAGTTGGGAAATTACTACACGTAATACAGTCGGAGCAACATCGAGTTTTTTTAAATCACCTGGCTCTAAGACTTTTAGACAAATGTTTATGGAAGCAGCGTCTGAATGTAAATTAGATATTAATCAATTAGATAAGGAGTTGTGCTACAGTTTTGTGCTTCAACATCCTGAAAATAGGATTGTCGTTCCTTTTTCTAAGCCTCAACTCTATTTGGTTGGTGTTTATAAGATTAATAATGAAAAAAATAATATTACAGTAGATTCTTATGACCCATATAAGTATCAGCAATTTTTCAATGAATTAGGTACAACGGTTAAATTTCCGCAAATTTATACGTTTTCTAAATATTCAGAACTAATTGAAAAGTATGGTTCAATGAATACGTCATATGATATTGTTGGTGTAGTAATTCATAATAAATCAACAGGCGAGAGAACAAAGATTAGAAATCCAGTATATGAACAAGTTAGAAATTTACGAGGAAATCAACCGAAATTACAATATCAATATCTTTGTTTAAGAAAGGAAGGGAAGGTAAAGGACTTCTTAAAGTTTTATCCAGAAAATAAGAATGAATTTTCAACTTTTAGAGACCAGGTTCATTTATTTACAAATACATTATATTCTAATTATGTATCATGTTATATTAAAAAAGAAAAACCACTAATGGAATTTTCAGAACAATATAGAACACATATGTTTAATATTCATCAACTTTATATGAATGAACTTAGAGAGAAAAAATTGTTTATTAATAGTACAACCGTTCAAAAGTATGTTAATGAATTACATCCATCTTTATTAATGTATTGTTTAAATTTTCAGATGAGAAAAAGAAATGTTGATACAATTATTTCTGACAATATTTAATGTCTTCTACTTTTACCTTTTCTATGCTTTTTATGACTTTTACGTTTTTTATGACTTCTATTTTTTTTTGTTTTCATCCTTCGTTTTTTACCTCCTGTTCGTGTTGGCGGTTCAATTTCCATCTCGTCAAGCTGAGGTTCTAATTCTTCCCATGTTTCTTTAACTATATCAAAACTCTGACCTCTACATTTTGAGTATCTAGGAAATGCCCAGCAAAAGGCTTTTAAAGCTAATTTTTGCTTCATTGGCATATTATTATCAGCAATTGCATCTCGTATATTAGACCAGTATCTATCATATACTTCACTAGCAGCAGATAAATAGTAATTTAAAAAAATACGGGCTAATTTATCATATGCTTTTGGTTTATCAGTATATTCAAAAGATTGATCTTCTAGATATCTGAGTTCATCAGATAGAAGACCTAGTTGTCCTAGAGATATCTTTAATTGTTGTGGTGTAAAATCTGGGGCTGGATCAGAATAATCTGGTAATTGAGTTAAATCCATATATATAAAATTATATTATTTATAAATTTGTTAAAACTTATAATTAAAATTAAGATTATTTCAACGCATTCGTCTACTTTTATATTTTCTGCTATTTTTTCTTTTTGAATTTCTTCTCTTTTTTGTATTACGTCTTTTTCTTTTTTTACCGCCAGGTTGTACTGACACTCCTGGAGCTGGCGTTAAATGTGGCGCGGATACTCCTGAAGCTGGAGTTGAAATATTTGGGTTATTGCTTTTAGAAGGAGTCACCGGAGTTCCAGAAGATGGAGGGGGATTTGAAAATATTGGGTCATCCGCATATCTAACCATATCATTTGTTATGCCTGGACGAAGAGGTGTTCCTGGTGCTAAAGGTTTTCCAAAACCTGGTGGCGCGGGTTTATAATCTGTTTTAGTAGTATAACCAGAACTCATTATATAAATATTATGGAAAAAAATATAATATTTATATTAAACTGAATTTTTCATGTATTAACGTGAAAATTTATTAACGCGGAACTAATTTTAAAAACTCTTTACTAATTTTTCTAAATGTATCAATTGCTGTATTAGAACATTGCTTCAATAGACCTTTAATTTTAGAAATTTCTTGAGGTTCTGGGAAAGCAACTCGAATCACGCTAAATGTATCATGTGGATGTAACATTTTAAAACCACAAAATGAAAGCGTTCCATATTGATAATATAAATATAACATGTAATATTCAATTACTTTTCCAACAGTATAATCTTCATTATCAAGAATAATATCATAAGAATTTTTCATAGTATTATCAGATGTTTTAATTTCTATTTCATCATTATCAATAATATTATTTAAATTTTCTAATTTTTCTACCATAATTTTACAAGCAATATTCAGAAGTTCCGCATTTGTATAAATACCAACCGTTTGAATTACAAAATCAAAACTATCTTTCTTAAAAATACGCTTACCTTCTAGAAGTTTCCAATTGGCTGCTTCAAATTCTATCTCAGATTCTTTCTTACCAGCATCCTTCCATTTTTGCTTTAATTTTTGTAATTCGGCTTCTTGAACGGCTTCATCGATCGTATTACCATACGAACAAGTAGAAACCACATTATAAGCTCCGTCTTCTTTTGCTGTGCCAATATCAAATTCGCAAACTAAATTAATTATTTTTCCTGGGAGCTCTTCAGAAGGTTTAGGTTTTAATTTCACAAAATCAATAAAATCACCAGTTAAATCATTTGGCGGAAATATTTCACGAATCTTATCTTGTGGCAAAGGCTTGTCTGTTATTTTATCCTTCACAACAAAATCTTTAGTAGTTACATAAATTGATGTATCAGAATTATTTTGAACGTTGAGTTCCATAATATAATTTTTTAAAGGAAACTCTGTAACATCTTTAATATGTATAGGAATACAACTCAAACGATGCTTTACAATTTCGTTATTTAACCCACAAGTATTATCATAAATAGTACATTTGTTTTTATCATTTGGAGAGACTCTAAAAACCACAATAGGTATGTCAGTTAAAATAATTCTTCTAATAGCATTAGCTATACTAACATTGACGTCGCTAAGAGTGAATTTTAATTCATCATCTCTGATATCAGACTTAATATCTACACGAGGATTTGAAGAAATAACTGATTCATCAGAATAAGACATTTTTTGTGTTGCCTGCATTATATCTATTATACATTTATATTTAAATTATTAATTTAATTCATTTTTTTTAAAAATGAGTTAAATATTAATTTTGATTAACTAATTATATATTAAGATGAGTTGTATTTTATATTACAGTAAATATTGCGAAGTTTGTAAGAAATATTTACAGACATTATCAAAGTCAAGTATTCAGAGCGATATACATTTTATATGTATCGATAAAAGAATAAAAGACGCAAATAACAAAATATATATTATTTTGGAAAACGGTCAGAAAATAATCTTACCAGAAAATATTACAAAGGTTCCAGCTCTTCTATTAATAAATCAGGGTTATCAAGTTTTATTTGGAGAACAAATTTTAAATTATTTAAAACCTAGACAACAAGAAGAGGTTAGAGTTGCTACAAGAAATAATATGGAACCTATGGCTTTTTCACTTGGAAGTGGAGGTGGTTTTGGTGATATAGTATCCGACCAATATAGTTTCTTAGATCAAGCTCCTGAAGATTTAGAAGCTAAAGGTAATGGTGGTATGAGACAGATGCATAATTATATGGATTTAAACACCGCTTTTAGTGGTCAACTTTCAAATCCAGGGTCAAACGAACAAAATACTACAATTAGAGGAGCACATAAAATGGGTGAAGACGCATCAAATCAACAGATGGAAGAGAGAATAAAAAAAATGAAAGAAGAGAGAGATTCGGATATTCGTCAATTAACAGGTAATAGACCACCACTAAGCTATTAAAAATATTTTATTTTTTATATTTTCTTCTATGTTTTTTTGTTGATCTATTTGTTGTTCTACGACCTCCTCTAGGCGCATAACTATTTAATAAATCCAACATTGATGGTTGATTGGCTTCTCTTTGTCTGGCTAATTCGGCTTCTCTCTGTCTTGTTAATTCAGCTTCTCTTTGCCTTGCTAACTCAGCTTCTCTTAATTGTTGTGTTCTCCTCATTTGAATTTCATCTTCTGTTAAAGCACCTATTATTTTAGGTGTATTATTAAACGTGACTCTTCCTCCAAGACGTCTTTTATTTTTACGGGTTTTCTTCATATATTATATCATTTTAATAAAATATGAATCATTTAATAAATATTAATATTTGCCAAAAATAATTTAAATATAATAAACAAATAATACTTAATGTCTAATATATTAACTGCGTTTAATGACCATTTTCTTGACTTTCTAAATGATGTTCAAAGTGTGTTTCCAGAAGACCCAGATATTTTGACTGCTAAAAATGCCCTTATTGCTATTAGAAAAGCAAACCCAAAGATGATAGTTAAGATTTGGAAGGGATTTATTGCTGATAAGTATAGAGACCAAATTGTCGCTGGAGACATCGGATTCTTTATTACTAAAGATTATTCGTCTGATGTCGCAAAAGCATCTGGTTCAGATAAAATTATGGAATCTATAGATAGATTGAGAGAACCAGTTAGACAGATGGGTCCTGAAAATCAAGAGAAGGTCATGAAATATATTCAGAATTTAACTAAATTAGCAGATATGTGTGATTAAATATCCACCTTTAAAAAGGTTGAACCAAAATATAATTATATTTATAATAATATAAATATATTCTATAAAAGTTTGAATATATATTTTGTTGTAAGTTTGACTTAAATAAAAATAATATATATTAAATAATATGTCTGAAGTTCCAGAAGAATTTGTCAAAGTAATTCGAGATTTTGTAAGTGATTTAAAATTTACATTTCCAGAGTACATGCCATTTATTGATAAATGGTGGAAAAGTAAAGAGCACTTCAACTATATCGATGAAGAAGAAGACAGAATTAAAGCATATGAAAAATCTGAGAATAAATCAGCAAAATTGTTATTTGATTTTTGTAAGAAAAAGTTGCCACCAAGATTTTTTGATATTTTGTATCAAAATGATGAAATGTTTAAAGAAGATTCAGAAATCGATACAGAATTTTTTCCAAAGATTCATTTCAAAAACTTATGGCAATGTGATATAACGGATAAAACACGCGAAACTATCTGGAAATATCTCCAATTATTATTATTTTCAATTGTAGGAACATTAGATAATAAAGACGCATTCGGTGACGCTGCTAAATTATTTGAAGCAATTAACGAAGAAGAATTTAAAGGAAAATTACAAGAGACATTAAGTCATATGCAAGGTTTATTTGATATGAGTGGCGGAGAGATTCCAGAAAATTTATTAAATCCAACCGACTTGCCAAACGCAGAGCAAATTAACGAACATATTACAGGAATGTTAGATGGCAAAATCGGTCAGTTAGCGAAAGAAATTGCCGAAGAGACAGCCGCAAATTTAAATATGGATTTTGACGACGCTACCGACATGAAGGATGTATTTAGTAAGTTAATGAAAAATCCAACAAAACTTATGGGTTTAGTTAAAACTGTTGGCGACAAGCTTGATTCAAAGCTAAAATCAGGTGAATTAAAAGAATCTGAAATGCTTGAAGAAGCAACTGAGATTATGAATAGGATGAAAAATATGCCGGGAATGGGAAATATTCAATCCATGTTAAGTAAAATGGGTATGGGTATGGGCGGATTAGGTGGTGGAAAAGTTAATACAGGAGCAATGGAAGCTCAACTTAACCAGCGTTTAAAAATGGCAAAGACTAAAGAAAGAATTAGAGCAAAGGCAGAAGCGAGTGCCAAAGCCAAAGCCGACACCAATATCTCGACACCAACTCAACCAACAGTATCTAATGAAGAATTATTTAAAGTGTTTAGTTCCGGAGAGAAGAATGAGAAAACGCCAAGAGGAGCAAAGCCACAACAACAAACTTCAAATAAAAAGAAGAAGGGTAAAAAATAAATAAATATTATCTTTATAGACAAATTCCACTAAAATTTTCTGCGTTTTTGCCATATTTTTGTTTTAAGAAGTCTTTATCTTCCTTTTCTTTGATAAATACTACTGCTTGCGTTTTTTCTTCAAAAATTTCCTTTGCTTTTACCATACTATATTCTGTTGGTTTATAATGTCCTGACTTATTATTTATGCAAATTGAATTATCTGGATTTATAGAACCTGAACCAGCAGCCATTACAGGCATACATTGAATATCCCGCTCTATTAATCTATCAATTATATTTATTAATAATAAACATTCATTTTTTGTTTCAATGCTCATAGATTCCATATTAGAACCATATTCATTTTTGAATATTACAAGATTATTAAATGCTTCTCTCAATTCATTATATTCATCTGCTTCTTTTGTAACATCTAAAAGTCCTTGTATCATACATACTGAATGTTTATTAATTTTGGCTCCATCAATTATATATATAAAGTTTTCACCACTATTATTGAATATAGTAAATTTAAACCATTTATCTTCAGAATTTTTATACATTTGTTGTAAATATCCCAATGTTGAATGATTAAGCTGAAATGCTTTTGAGATAGATGTAAGTATTTCTAAACCAGTTGTTTCTTTATCAGAACCAGGTTTTACATTACAAATATGTGTATTAATTAAATCTGTTTCTTTTGAGGTCATTAGTAATCCACCCTTTTTATTTTTAGATGAAGTTCTTTTAAGTTTTTTATTTACATTCAATTTTTTTTTAGTTTTCATAATAAAAGAGTATATTTTATTTTTTTTTAAAGAATTATATATATAATGACAATACAATTTTGGTCCAATGATCCTACAATTTTATTTAATAAGGAATATATTTTTGAATTATGGCCTACTACGAATATGTGTTATGAACAGAAATTAAACTCTGTCTCTCGATTAATAATTTTATTAACTATTTTAGGATACATTTTAACAATGTCTAAGAGAGTAATTGTTGTCAGTATATTAACGTTGTTTGTTATTTTTCTTTTATACAATATGCGCAAGCAGAAGCTAACAAAAGATACATTAGAAAATTTTGAAGTAAAAGGTAACGAGGTTACAGGAATGTTTGATAACAAATCTAAATCATATATTAATCCTGTTACTTTGGATGCTGTCTTAAGAACTGAATTTAAAGAAGGGAATAAGAAAAATCCATTTAGCAATGTTTTATTGACTCAAATCAACGATGAACCTGAGAGAAAAGCTGCTCCACCAAGTTTTAATACAGAAGTAGATGTTGATATAACTAAAAATGTGAAACGTGCCGTCCAGATGATGAATCCTGGTATAAAAAATACCAATAAACAGTTATTTGGTGACCTCTGGCAGCAGTTTCAGCTAGATCAAGCAAATCGTGTCTTCTACAGTACACCTAATAGCAAAATTTGCAATGACCAAGGGGCATTTAGTCAGTACTTGTATAATGATCTAAAATATTCCTCTCATCTTGACACGCCAGAAGGTGCAATTTCTCGTGTAAAAAATTCATACCGATACACACTATATTAAGAGCATTATTATCATATTTTACTTCCATTTTTAAAAATATAGTATTCTATTTTATAAATAATTAAAAAATAAAATATTTTAACATAATATAAAATGAATGAACTAGCATATACTATAGAACCAATAACGGTTACAAAAGTAAATGTATTATCCAAGTTTGTAATTGTTTCTGTTGAAGTTACATTGGGCGATAGTGCAAAAATCGGACTGCATTTATACGATCAATATAATATTCCATTTAAAGGAATGTTTATAACGATTTCAGGAGATGAATATAGAAATTGGGGTTCAGATGATACTTATTTAGTCAATTTGATAAGACAAAAATTAAATATTTCAATTATTGAACCTTCCGCTGCTGAATCTGTTCAAGAACCTGCTGCTACTGAACCTGCTCAAGAACCTGCTCAAGAACCTGCTCAAGAACCTGCTCAAGAACCTGCTCAAGAACCTGCTCAAGAACCTGCTCAAGAACCTGCTGCTACTGAACCTGCTACTGAACCTGTTTAATTTCAAACAATATTTTTATAGAGATATTAAATGTAATTTAGTAAAAATAAAATATCAATCAATAATATATAATGACAACTTATTCAGGATATACATTTAATAATCTCTCAAGAATTGGCCTCGATGAGTGAAATGTTATAAATAAATTTATATGAATTAATAAACACTTTTATTTCCTTTGCTATCATATATCCAAAATTCAAAATTATAACCTAAATCTTTTGCTGCGCTTTCTTTTAATAAATTGGTAATTTTATTATCATTATAAGTATATTCTGATTTTACTTCAATACATTTGTTTTGAGAAGGAATATAAATATCAACATAGTATCTATGTATTTTTTTATCTTCTCCAATAAATTTTATTTCGGGGACATTTTTTACACCAACAATTATATCTGATTCATCTATTTTTTCATTTATAATTAAGTCATTTAAAGCAAATGGTTCGTATCCTTGAACTAGTTCAACTCTTCCAGAAGGAAATATATATTTTTTTCTGTTATGACTTGTCTTAACATATTTTTCCATGATTTCAGGATTTTGTATTGGATATTCTACCCCATATTTTAATAAATTTGTCTTTTTTATTTTTTCTTTAATTAAATCACTTTTCAAAGGATGTTCCACACCAAAATGTAGCATATAAGTATTTTTGACTTTTTCTTTTGTTTCATTCAGTTGACTTATATGATTTACGTTATATTTTTTAATGCACGTATTTTTAATTTTTTCCTTAATTTCTTCATTTTGAAATCCATAATCACATCCGTATTTTTTATTATTAGTATTCTTAATTCGTGTTTGAATAATTTCACTCTGTGAATTGTATTTTACTCCCCAATTTTTTAGACATGTATTTTGTTTTTTTAATTTAATTATATCTGATTGTGATATATTATCAACACCATATTTTTTATTTATAGATTGTTTATAGTTTGTTTTGCCAATATTAGATTTTAAATAATGTGTTTCTCCATATTTTTCTAAAGTAGTTTGTCTAATTTTATTTTTAATATCATTATTTGAAAATACATTTTCACAACCATATTTTTCTAAATTTGTTTTTTTTGTTTTTTCTTGTGTATTTATTTTTGTACAACTTTTACAATAACCACCACTATATACAATTAAACATCTAAATGATTTCTCAAAAAATTCACCACAGTTATTTAAACAAACTCCTTTTATAATTGTTTTTTCATTTATCTTAACATAATTTTCAGTTAATGTAATTTTTTGTTCAAGACAATAAAGTTTCAAAGTATCAATTGTAAATTTAATACTCATTTAATATATATTCAGAATATATTTTAAGTAGTTTTTACGCAATTATTACTAAATAATTATAGTTGAATCTTTTTCCATTTTATCTTTTTCAAGTTTTTCTTTTTTTTTCAAATATGCTATTTTATTATATTCTTTCTTTTTTTCCTTTGTAATATTGTTATTATAATTCGTTTTTTCTTTGTATTCTTTTACTTTTTGTTTTATTTCCTCTTTATGACTTTCATAAAATTTTTTACTTCTTTTTGGTGCTGTATAATTTTTTAGTTTTATCTTTAATAATTCAATTTCTTCTTTTAGCAATTGGTTTTCCTTTAGCAATTCTTCGTTATTCATTTAATTTATTATAAATATATTTTTATATATATTTGATTATTAATATTTTTTATTAAAAATAAAATATTATTAATTAATATATAAATGGCTACTTATTCAGGATATACATTTAATAATTTAACTCGTTTAGGTCTCGAGGAGTGCAATGTTTCCCAAACTGATATTCAGAATGTTGCTTCTTGTAATTATATGACTCAAAATTATTTTGCTTCTGATTGTTCTATGAGAAAACCTATTGAACTTGCTACTACTCAACCAGGTCTCATGTATAATGGTGGTTACCAAGTGGGAGCAGGCGGATGTAACATTAATGATTCATCTAAACTTCAAATTGGTAGCATACAAACGGCTCCTAGATGCAGAATCGATTTATTTCACAGACCATTTGCTACAGTTCCTTATTTAGGACGTGGTTCAGTGAATCCTGTTATGGAGGCACAAATTCAACAAGGCGAACAAATAGTTAATAAACGCAGTGTTAATAATTTAAGTGAAAAAAGTTTCATTAAATATCACCAAACACCTTTGTTACCTGCCGTTCAACAACGTATAAATAATCCAGCAAATCAAATTGAAAGCGTTGCTTCTGATGGATGGGTTCGTGGAGGCGTTCCTTCTCGCGAATTAACTCGTGATTCTGATTATTTTAATAAACATACTTCTTATTAATACGCTTAATTAAATTGACAAATATTTATTTAAAGATAAAAATTTAATTTAAATAAATGTATGATACAAAATTTGAATGTCGTTATTATAGAGACGATATATTTTTAGATACTGATGATATAACAGATGATGAAAAGTTATTTATCAGAGACATTTTATACAAAGAAGATGTTGTAAATATTTTTTCCATAGATTTTAATGACGATTTTGAAGAATTTTCAAATTTAATATCTGAATTATTTGAAAAAATTAAAGATTGTTTACCACTTAAAAAATGTATGGAGAAGATGGCTGCGAAACTTTTAAGTGATGATCTTGTGAATGGTTTAACAATTATGTATTCTTATGATTATATGTATGTAACTCATAAATGTGTTTCTGAATATTTAGAGAGAGGTTCTATTTCAAAAAAAAATATCGATTTGTTAGATAAAATTAGTAAATAAAATTAGTAAATAATATTATATATTTGTATATAAATGGCTTCTACACGTAATAGAAATACTCCAGGAAATTATAGTTTAGAACAAAGAGAATATAAAAACTTTGAAAACTATACTTTATACCCAAATTCGCAATATGGAGCAGCATATAATACAAGATTACCAGGAAATGGATTATTGCCTGCTCAAATACCATGGAATAAATTGTCTTATAATGCTGCCGATACAGAATCCTTTTTATTCGGAATAAATTCAACAAATTTAGTTAATCCAGCACCATGTTTTGTTCCAGAAATAGCAACTTTAAGTTCTACAAATATTTTTGAAAAATCGCCAGTATTTATACCAGAACCTTTAGTAATGGATAAAAATCAAAGACCTTTTCCAATTCCAAATTAAATAAAATAATTTTAAATTAATAAAGTTTTTTAATCAATTTAAAATATCTATTCATTTATATAATGAGTAATATAAACGCAAAAAACATTATAAGTGATAATATAACTGTTACCAATTTAAATGTAACTTACATAAATGGTAAGCCTTATAATAATGGTTGTGGACCTTGTAGTGACCCATGTAAAAAAGGTTACTATATTCCTTGTCCGGACTGTGATTATAATGGACCAGAAGAATGTGATTGCGGAAATACGTGTGATTGGTGTGACGAAGAACCATATATTCCAGATGAATGTGAATGTTTTGTTCCTTGTCCTGATAAGGGTGGCGGAAAAAATGGTCCTACTGGTCCTACAGGACCTATGAATACATTACCAGGACCTACTGGTCCCACAGGATATACTGGTACAATAACAACTTATACTGGCCCCACTGGACATACTGGACATACTGGACAAGCAAGCACCGTAACTGGCCCTACAGGTTTTACTGGTGAAACAGGACCTACTGGTGAAACTGGACCTACTGGTATGACAGGTCCAACTGGTGAAACAGGTCCAACTGGTGAAACTGGACCTACTGGTGAAATAGGTCCTACTGGTTTTACTGGTCCTACTGGTGAAATAGGTCCTACTGGTTTTACTGGACCTACTGGTGAAACTGGTCCTACAGGAATGACAGGTCCTACTGGCGAAACAGGTCCTACTGGCGAAACAGGTCCTACAGGAATGACAGGTCCTACTGGCGAAACAGGTCCTACTGGTGAAACAGGTCCTACTGGCGAAACAGGTCCTACTGGCGAAACAGGTCCCACTGGTGAAACTGGTCCAACTGGGCAAACTGGTCCTACTGGTGAAACAGGTCCAACTGGTGAAATAGGACCCACTGGGCAAACTGGTCCTACTGGTCAAGATGGTCCAACTGGAACACCAGGAACAGTAAGTGGATTATTATTATATTTAAATTATAGCGAAACGCCTACTCCAACAATAAGCACATATAAACTCCTATCCTTGACAGAAACTACAGCAGCACAACAAACAGTTAATACTACTGTTAATGGACCTATTAGCGATGTAGCTGTTACACAATTCGCAAATTATTTGACTGAATTAAATAATCCTAGTTTTATACCACCTGGTATATGGGATTTAAATATATTTGCTAGTTTAGATGTAGCAAATGGCGTTTTCATTAAATTTAGAATTTATGGTAGAACTGCTGGCGGTACAGAAACACAAGTTGGCGGTGTTTCGTCATCGGTTAACATAACATCAAATATAGTTCAACAATATACTGCTTCTATAGATTTGCCGTATATAGATTTGTCAAGTTATTCTTCTTTAGTTTTTAAAATATTTGCTGATAATCCTAACAATACAAATAGAACATTAACGACTTATTATGAAAGTCCATCTAGTTATTCACATATACATAGTTCATTTAGTATTCTTGGAAATACAGGTCCTCAAGGACCAACTGGACAAACAGGTCCAACCGGAATGACAGGTCCTCAAGGTCCAACTGGTACTGGTGGTGCATTAGGATATTGGGGTGCTTTTTGGTCTGATTTATCTCAAAATATTGTAGCCGCATCAGCAACACCAATGACATTAAACAATACTGACCCAGATACAAATGGAGTTTCAATTGTATCAAATTCACAAATAACCGTCGCAAATAGTGGTGTATATAATATTCAATTTTCAGCTCAAATATCAGATTCAACGAGTGGTGGAAATGATAATTATGTGTACATATGGTTTCGAAAAAATGGGGTTGATATTCCAGATAGTAATACAAGAGTTACATTAGATAACCAAAATAGTTTTTTGGTTGGTTCATGGAATTTTATGTTAGAATTAAATAGTAATGATTACATTCAAATTATGTGGTATACACCAGATTCTGGAATATCACTTGTAGCTGTAAATGGAATAACAGGTGTTCCAGATATACCATCTGTAATAGTAACAGTACAACAAGTAATGTATACGCAATTAGGTCCAACTGGGCCAACTGGGCCTATAAATACAGAACCAGGACCTACAGGACCTACTGGACACACAGGAACTATAATAACTTATACAGGTCCTACTGGTCCAACAGGATTCACAGGTCCAACTGGATTCACAGGTCCAACAGGATTCACTGGTCCTATTGGTTTCACAGGTCCTACAGGTTTTACTGGTCCAACAGGTTTCACAGGCCCAATAGGTTTCACAGGCCCTACTGGTTTTACAGGTCTAACAGGTTTCACAGGTCCAACAGGTCCTAGTTCAGCATCTTCTATAGCATTAAATTCTAATGGATATACTGGTTCCGGTACAGTTGGTGTTTCTATAACTGCCAATACAGCAGTATTTCCAATACCTACCGTAGCCACAGTTACAACATCAACTTCAACACAAAAAATACTTGTTATTGGATTATTAGAATTTTTATGTAATACTGCGTCATTTCAATCTGCTATAACAATAGGTGTTGGAACAAGTTCGATACCAACAACGAGTTATATTAATTTAGCTAATAATACAGCATTTTCCACGACAGACCTCATTGTAGCTGATGTGGCAGGTGAACAAGATAATTTAAATACTTCATTATCAACTATGTATACTAAAGATTCAAATCAAGGACAAAGTTTACATGCGTCAACAGTTCATTCCCCTGGAGCAGCCGGAACATATTATTATTGTATAAGATTTGTTTCTGGCGCAAATACTACTATTTTTTTTAGAAATATAAATATTATAACACTTATAGTATAAAAAATAAATTTAATAGAATACAAATAATTATTTTATTAAATTAGAATTAATATTCAGGTGTATGTTTCTTAAACAAACAACCTTGTGATACAAGACCTTTTATAGGACTTACTACTGTAGGATTTTGATGATTACAATTGCTCATCCATACTTTGATAATACAAAAATTTTTCTTTGGCGAAATAGTTATCCCAGTAACACTATTAACAAATTGATTATTACTACTAATTGAACCACCCACAATTCTATATGTTAAATCAGTCCAAGCCTTTACAACACTTTTATTTGGAACTTTATAAGAGAAACAACCACCATCTCTATTTTTTTGGTCTTCCCACATAGGACTAATACCTTGTTTCATCATAAATAACATACAATTTTCTACAAGAGGCGCAGGTAGAGATTCCGTAACAGCAATTGTTTCTTCAACTGTTGTAAATGTAGCAATAGGAATATAGCTTTTTAAACTCCAATCAGTATTATGAGGCAAATGTGCCCATAAAGTCCATTTATCAGATAAATAATGAAATGATTCTAAAGAAGTTGCTGTTTCCATTGTATTTGTATGCTGGGATAACATATCGTATTTAAATATCTCAATTTTTTTTTAAATTGTTTTTTATATATATTAATTATTTATAACTTTATAATTATTTTTTTCCAATATAATACACTCATTTTTATCAGTAAAATCTAGAGCAATAGAATTTACATTATGATCAATAAAATTTAAACTACATTTATAAGAACAGTCTGGTTTGTAATCAATTTTCATATGTTCAGATAAAAAGAATATAAAAAAGTCTTTTGTAAATTTATTATCAACCATATAATAATTATAATTATCAGTTTTAAGATCAATTTTATAAGAACTATCATCAATTTTAAACTCAATAAGCATAAATTTTATATCAGATGTTTCAAAAACTAAATCTGTACATTTTTCTTCCCCATATGTGATTCTTTTAGCAAATGGTTTTATTGATTTATCGCTTGTAATAACAAAATCCGAGTCACCTTTAACATATGTTCGATAAAACCTTTCTTCAGACGATAAACCTTTTAGTCCTGCTAAATAAATTGGATGAGTTTTAATATATTTATTAAAAAATATCTCACACTTACTATAATAATAAACACAATTATATGAAGCATTAATAAATAAATTGGTTAAAAAATCTGTAAATAGTTTGTATTCATCTGGGAATCTTCTATCAAAAAAATCACTTAACAAAACACCAAGAGCAAAACTAGCAAAATAATTAAATATCATTATTAATGTATTTATTAATGATATCTATTTAAATGGTTTATATATATTTTAACTTTGATAAGCATGACTACTAGAATCAGTAGGAACTATTATTAAATTATTTTGTTGTACATTTTTGTTTATATCGTTTGATGATGGATTTGGAATTATAATATTTGGCGATTGATAGTAAACCGGTTTTTTTGTAGCATCATATTCAGGATCATAAATTACTATATTTCCTAAAGAATCAACTGTAATATTATTACCGCAATTTGTATTATCATTACATTTATAATTAAGTGTTCCTGTTGCGGCATCTAAACCAAAAACATATAACAACATACTTACAATTACAGTCATTAAAATAAAAGGGATAAAAACGATAATCCAGGACACAACACCTAAACCTTTTTCACATAATATATTTAGTAAAAGAGTAACCATTATTGTTACTATGATTTTTATAAAGACAGTATTATAGAGACCTTTAAATGTGTCGATAAGTATTTGAGTAATAGAAAATATTAAATAAATTATAGCCGGAGCACATAAATTAAACATTTTATATTATATTTATATTTTAATTCTGTTTTGAGAGGTTAAAAAAGTTAAATATTGTTATTTCTATCTTTTACATTAATTTTCATCAGCATAGAAGAAGGGTTCACCATCCTTTAAATATCCTACTTTTTCACCTTGTTCTCCATCTTCGGTTAATTCCCAAATAAAACCATTTTCATCATCATTAGTACAGTAAGTTTTGTCATCAATTTCGATTTCAAAAATGTCTTCTTCTTCTTCCTCTTCTTCTTCCTCTTCTTCTTCCTTTGTTTCTGTTTCAACACTAGCTTCTTCTTGAACTTCTTCCTCCTTTGTTTCTGTTTCAATACTAGCTTCTTCTTGAACTTCTTCCTCTTCTTGTTCATCTTCTTCTTGAACTTCTTCTTCCTTTGTTGCTGTTTCAATGCTAGCTTCAACTTCATCTTCTTGAACTTCAACTTGTTCCTCTTCCTCTACTTCTTGTTCCTCTACTTCTTGTTCCTCTTCCTCTTCTTGTTCTTCTTGTTCTTCTTCTTGTTCTTCTTCTACTTCTTGTTCCTCTTCTTGAACTTCTTCAGATTTTTTCTCAACAGATAAATCAGTTTCTTTATCAGTATCTTTATGGTCGAATTTAATAATCTTAATTGTAGAACAAGTAATCATTCCGGGATTAAAGTCGTCATCATCGTCATCATATACTTCTTCAGAATCAACAGGTTCTTCAATATGAATTTTAATATTTTCATTCTCACTTGTCTTAACTACTGTTGCTTTTTCAACATTATTAAATTGTGTAGATTTATCACAAATTGTTTGTTCTTGTTGAAGCTCTTTAACATCATCATTTAAATGAACGATTTTACTTAATAATTTATCTAGAATAGGAATAACAGCATCTAATCTTTTTTCAATTGTATCAAGTCTTTTCTCAAAATTTAACAATTGTTCATTATCGACTACCGTATGAACATCTTCTTCAGCTAAAGAATAATTATACTTTTCTGATTGTAATCTACCTTCTCCACTTTCAGAAGTAAATTCTCTTACACATGACTTATTATTTATTCTATTCATTTCTTCGACAATAGATGGCAACATCATTAATTGTTGATGAGTTTTTTCTAATAATTTATTTCGTTCAATGTAATTAACAAGTAAATTATTTAATCCTTGTTGAATTACTTTTTCAACATCTTCCATAATATTATCAATATCAAATAATTTAGAATTACAGTGCATTCTTTGATACTTTAATATATAGCAATTCGTTTAATATGATTTAAAAAATAATTTATCTATTTCATATATGGATAATATATCTTTAGTAGAGACAAACCAAATTGAAGGTAAAATTAGCGTTATTTTAAGACAAACTGACTATACAGAAGATAAAGCTAGAGAGAAATTAGGACAATTTAACTTTGATGAATTGGCTGTCATAAGAGACTATTTTGGTATTACTGAAAAAAAAACTCCAGAAAAAATTCAATCAGTAAATCAAGCGATTTATAAACAATTGAGAGGACATTTAGATGGTGCTATGAAAGACTATCGTGAGAGAGTAGATAAAGGTGAAGTTAAAAAAATTATATAAAATAAAATTGATTTATAATTATGAAATTAACGTTTCTTAAGGTGTCTTTTTGAAATCTTTTGTATAGGAATAGAATGTGCTAACCCTGGCGGCAATGGTGTTTGAAATATCATCGCATTCAAACGATTTATGTGATCTACAAAATAAATAATAAAAAATACGCTTATTAGTAATAATAAACCAACAAAATTATCACTTATATATTCTATTAAATTAATAGATTCCTTACTTTGTATATCCATATTATAAATCAATAAAAAATAATATAGTATGTATTTTTTTATTACTATATTATTTTAATTTTGAATTAAACCAAACCTTTCATTTAATATGTTAGATTTTGTTTGTTTTTTTTGTATTTTTCTTAATTTAATGTTATTAGTTGGAATAATTTTATTATTTATTATAAAATCATCATTATCTTCATGTAGTTCAGGCATTACACGCGTTAGTGGTTTATCTACAACTAAAAATAAACGTTCATTGCGTAATAATGATCGATATTCTTGTATACTCAAATTTCCGTAATATTTTTCCAACATGTAATATGGATTCGGTGCTGGTTTAACATTTTTACAATAATTATAAACTTTTGAATAAATATGATTAATAAGCTGATATCGTTCAAATTTAATAGAACTATCTATATTTTCTTCCATTAAATGTGCTACAGCGCACTCTGGACTACAAAAACAACCGTAAACCTGATAAGTGTCATTTATATAATGTTTTGGAATATATACCGGTGGGTTATCAAATTCGCAAGTATCCCAGAAACAAGCAGATTTTTTATTATCAATATTATTAATATGTAAATTATGTTCAAGGATTTTTAATTTTTTCCAAATCTCTCTAACATCATTTTCCTTATGTTTGCTAGTATCAATATCATAATCATTTTGTTCTCCATCATTATCATAATCTGTTAATTTTGAGGGCGCATTAATAAATCTATTCAAATTATCATTTTCACTGATAATAATATCATATGATAAATTATTACCATTATCATTAAAATTAAAACCTTCTAAATTTGTCCCAAATAAGTTTGATGACTGTAAATCTTTCATTGAGCATTTTAAATGTAAAATTACATTAGGTTTAGTTTCCTTAATATTATTTAAAGGTATAATTTGCTGTATAATTTTACCTCCCTTTGGTTTCCGACCGCGTTTCTTAGCAATTGGTTTAGCAACGTTTATATCATTATCATTATCATTATCTGAATTAATGATATCATCTATGATACTAGTATTTTGAAACTGTTCTGTATTATTTTCTTCTATTTCTACCACAATATTTTCTGTAGATTTAGATTTTTTAAGAGCCTCTTCAATTTCTTTTTTTGATTTACGTCCTCTTTTTTTTGGTATATTTGTGATATTTTCTGTGGGTTGCCCTAAAATCTTTGACATTTTATAGTTAAATTGTAATTATGAATTTAAATAGTTTTTTTATATATTATACCGATTATATATTATACCGATTAATTTAATATGTTGGAAATTTCAACATTTTACATATTGAAATAGCTTCCTTTAAATCTAGCATTAACCATAATGGTGGTTTTTGAGGTTTTACATCATCTAATAACATATAAGATGAAAACTCTACCCAATCAGGAGGTATATCTCTTACATTTTTATTTTGAACGGGTATTTTTGTATGATGCTTTGAATAAGAATAAATGATTGGTGTAGTTGTTCCACGATAAGTATCATATTTTGACTTGTAATATCTTGCTGGGCAATAAGCAACTACCTCGTTTGTTTGCTCTAAAAGGTCTTCAAATTTTTTATTCGGAAAAAGTTTCTCGAATTCATCGCCAATATTCATTGTTGTATCAGTTGTTAATTCATTAAGTGGATTTTCTGTAATTGAATTTGAATTTTCTGTAATTAAATTTGATTTTTCTTGACAATGATAATTTTTAGAATAACAGTCCCTACATACTGGAATATAGTTTTCTGACCCAACAAGTGTTTGCGTTGTTTCATTAGTTAATCTCATTGAAAATATACCTTTTGTGCCATTTTTACATAATGAACAAAGAGATGTTAATTTTTCTACCTTATCACATAAAGGTATTAAATCAAGGATTTGTCCAAATTTCTTTCTCTCAAAATCACCGTCAAGACCACATACATAAACTTCTTTTTTATTATTAAGAAGATGAACTACGAATTCATATAAGTCTGGGAAGAATTGACCTTCATTGATAAGTATAACTTTACTCGATGATATCTTAAATTTATCTTCAAATCTTGGTATCTCATAAATAGAACCTTCGAGAGAAATATTATTGCCCCAAACATCTAATAGTTTATCAGTTTTAATACAAGGAATTTTAATTTTATCATGACTAGATAGTAATTCATTATCATAACGATTATCAATAGAATGATTTATAACTGCTACTGGTATATTACAGTAGTTACATTGCTTATAAATCTCAATTAATCTTGTAGTTTTTGATGCGTACATGGGTCCTAATATAATTTCAAGATAACCAGATTGTTTAGACATATTCATATTATTACTTATATTGATAAAATCTCTTTATATATTTAATTTTCAATTTTAAATTAAAATCTAACTAATTAGAATAATTATATATTAAAAAAAACATAATTATATAACTAATGACAACTAGCGGAGTGCCTTGGGTGGAAGCATTTAGACCAAAAAATATCGAAACAATTGTACTTGACCCTTTAAATAAGCAAATTTTAAAAAATATAATAGAAACGAAATATTTTCCCAATTTATTATTTTATGGACCACCTGGAACAGGAAAGACTACAACAATTATTAATTTAATAAATGCGTATCAAGAAAATATGGGTATTAAAAATAAAGATTTAATTATACATTTAAATGCGTCTGACGAGAGAGGTATAGATATTATTAGAAATCAAATTAATTTTTTTGTTAGTTCTAAACCATTATTTAATAATGGTATGAAATTTGTAATATTAGATGAAGTAGATTATATGACAAAAAACGCTCAACAAGCTTTGAGATATTTATTACAAAATTATACAAGTAATGTAAGATTTTGTTTAATTTGTAATTATATTAGCAGAATAGATGAGGGATTACAAAATGAATTTATAAGATTACGTTTTAATCAATTACCAAAGGAAGAAATAATAAAATTTCTAAATAATATTTCAGTAAGCGAGAATCTGAATTTATCAAATAAGACCTTATCATGTATTCAAAAACTTTATAAATCAGATATAAGAAGTATGATAAATTTTATGCAGTCAAATCAAAATTTAGATGGCGAGTTATTAAATATAATAGACAATGATGTATGGGAAGAACTTCTTAAAAAAATATTAAATAGAGAGAAGATGGAAAATATATGTAATTTTATACACTCAATAAGCATAAATTATAATATTGATAAAAAGAATATAATAAAGGATTTCCTAAATTATATTATTAAAACATGCCCTAAATATGTTAATAGTAAGTTTTTAAATTTTGTTGAAAATTTAATTCATTCGCAAAATCAAAATAGCAATATCCATGTAAATTATTTAATATCTAAATTATCGTCATTATTGACAGTATAATATTTATTTATTCTCATATTAAGTTTAATCATAAAATCATTTGGAGGTGAACTTTTTGAAGGGTCAAAAAAATTTTGCTTAAGACTATATTCTCCTTTTGGCGAATTCATCTCCATTGTTGTAGGCAAGGTTTGTTGTATAGGTATTGGTAAACTTCTTTCACGGATGAGGTATTTTTGACTAGCTAACATTCTTTATATTATATATTAAAGAAAATAATTGAAATAAAATTAATATAAAGAATATAAAGATAAAGTATTGATATACACTATGTCTGTAAGTATGAATATTGATCAAGAATGGGAGAATTTTATATCATCTGGTTATGGTAACAATGATATGTCGTCAGATGATGAAGAAGAAGAATGTCTAAATTTGGACGATTTTGTTAAAAAAAATAACGATGATTATATTTCTGCGAATATTTCTATGGATATGGAGTCTCATGCTCCTAAAGCAACAAATATATATATAAGCACTAAAACAAAAATTGCTTATTTAAATAAAACTATTGATTTAAAAAGTATCTTCTGGAATATTACTGTCATACCATATTCTAAACCATGTAATGGCGTCGTTAAAAAACAAATGAAATTTAATTCCACCGAAAAAGAAGAACTCGATTTTATTCAAAATAAAATTAAAAACGAACCTTATTATGAAGAGCATGTTATTACTCATATTGATAATCCATCGGGACGTATTAAATTTAAAGATATTCGCAAGATTAGTATCGGATTATCTAAAAAAGACCTTATGAGTCTTCGTTGTAAAAAGAAGAGCGCGTTTTATAATTGTTTTGTTATGATTTTACGTATGAAAATTGATGCGATATTTAAAGAATTTCATGTTAAAGTTTTTAATACCGGTAAATTAGAAATTCCTGGTATTCAAAATGAAGGCACATTTCAATTAATTCTTAATGAAGTTATTACAATATTACAACCATATTTCGATACTAAGTTGGACTATGTTCCGGAAACTAATGAAACTGTATTAATTAACTCTAATTTTAACTGCGGTTTCTTTATTAATCGAGAAGCTCTATTTGATATTTTAAAATATAGATATAATATCCAAGCTATTTATGACCCATGTTCGTATCCTGGAATTCAGTGTAAATTTTATTATAATCCAGACGTAGATATACAAAACGGATGTCAAATTTCAGAAGAAAATAAATCACTATATAAAAATATCAAAGAGGTTTCATTTATGATATTCCGAACTGGAAGCGTTTTAATTGTTGGAAAATGTGATGAAAACGTGCTTATGATTATATATGAATATCTAAAAATTATTTTGAATAATGAGCATAAGGCGATTTGCCAAAAATATTCGCTAGGAGAAGAAAATATCTTAGCATTAAAAGATAAAACTAAAAAAGTTAGAAGAAAAAATATTGTTATTGAAATTAACCCATAAACCAAGTTATAAATTTATCTGGCGTTTCTTTAATTTTATATTCAAAATCTTCTGATAGAAAATTATTTACACAATTTTTTAATTGTTCTTGATGTTTTGTTGATTTTTTTACTAATAAAAAGCATACGTCTAAAAAATATCTAACATCATAAATGTGATAGTATAAAAAGTCTATAATTTTATTGTATAAATGTATATTTGACTTATTTGATAAATTACTAAGTTTTTTATAAATAAGTTCAATTTTATTTATTTTTTCTAAATCCATGAAATCTTCATTGATTAATTTCATTAATATGGTTTTAAATATCTCCATATAAGAGTTTATTATATCTAATTTAACTTGTGTATAATCAGATATGGTATCATTATTTTTTTTTAATTCATTATTAATTTCAAAAACAGTTTTTTTGTATACATATGTTGTCGCATCTCTAGAACTTAATTGTAAAAACATTTTTTCATCTTCAGATATTTGACCTACAAATTCAACATAAAAATAAAATGCTCTTTGACTATGAAAATATGTTAATTCTAAATTTTTTGTATAAAATAATATACAATTAAATACATTTGTTATTGTATCTAAACCTCTTGTAATTATAAAACGAGAGAATTTACTTTTTTTCAACGTCAACTTGTCTGTTATGAATTTAAAGTATTCAATTAATAATTCTGATAATTTATTTACTACATCATTCAGTTCGCATTCTAATTCTTTTTTATAATTTTCACTATTATGCAATGAATAATTTACCTCTTTATTAGCCATGCTTTTCATTATATTATTCTATATTTTAAATTATTTAAATTAAAATATAATTTTAATATATAAGTATTTAAAGACTTATAGTTTTAAATTATATAAATATGTCCGAACAAAAAACTAGTCAAAAAAATGAGACTGGAACTGCCGCACCTTTTAATTACAGATTACCAGCTGAAATTACGATGAAACATGCTATGAAACTTTCTATTGTTGAAGATAAACCTATCATGATGGACTATTGGACCGCTTCTCTTGATAAGAAGGCTCTTATTGGCGCCAGAGAGAATTCTGAGAAATTGCTAGTAAAATCAGAAGACGAGTATACGTCTTGTATTCAGAAGTTTTATAAGTCAGGAACTGAATTCATTGTTATTACTGAAAATTCTATCTATGTTGTTTCTAGTGAAATTCCTACTAGAAAGATTTCATAAGGAATTTATTTAAAATTGATATACATTTAACGTGTAAAATTAAATGTATATTAACTATAAGATGTCAACTGCTGAAGACGTATTTTATTTATATGAACGTAATTCACGTCATTATTATGACTGTAGATTTAAAAAAGATTTAGAAAAATGTGAAGAAGAATGTTATTGTAGCTTGAAACAAGAAGTTAAACCATTTACTATTGGCGACCAAGATATTCCTTGTGATTTTAAAACTAAATGTTATATCAAACCTGGAGACGAATGTCCCATTTGTTACGAATCAATCATTACAAAAAGTTCAGCATTTATAACTAATTGCGGTCATCATTTTCATAAAAAATGTTTGGTTAAATATCTTGAAACTAAATGGTTATCAACATCATACGCATCTGTAGCCAGATGTCCGATGTGTAGATGTTCTCTAGGTCATCCCAATTTCGTTCAAAGATATCGCTCCAGTTATTTTACTTGTTTCTATAAAAATGAAAATGGACTAGATAAATTAGAAGACTTTTGGTTATCTAAAGATTATCAACTCCCGCTCTTCTGTAGTAATAGCTTTGACCATTATTTAGGATGTGATAAGACTTGTTATATGTGTAGATGTTATATAGAAACTGGTAAAGACCCTCTAGAAGATTTTGTATTATATCAGAGAGATTAAAAGTATTCTGACATTTGTAAGCCTTTTACTTCAAAACCATTTTTAATATAAAAATTTTTTACATCAATATCACAGTCTAAAATAACTTTATAACAATTACTTTCTCTCGCAAGTAGTTTTAAAAAATTGATAATTTTACTGGATATTCCTTTACCTCTCATATGTTTCGCCACTACAATATCCTCTATATGTCCAACATTTTTTCCTTCTCTCACTATTTTTGGTTCAATGATAATTGTCCCCGACGCTATAATTTCAAAATTTGGGTCTAATGGAGTATTTATAATACCAACGATGATACATCCCATTTCATTTATTCTAGCAATATTTGTTTCAAAAATAGAAGTGTCAATATTACTTGTAAATGTTAACTCTGAGAGAAGGCTTAAATATTTATATTTAATAAGTTCAACCGATTCTGGATAATCATTTAATAGTTCTAACAATTGAATATATTTAATTTCAGACATATAATAAAATTATTTATATTTTTAAATTATTTATTTAGTATATATAAATGTCAAGATTTGGAAATGGAAGCAATTCAAATGGACAATTTTGGTATGGAAATACAACCAATTTTCCTGGATTTTTATATAAGAAAAATGTCGGTGTAGGTGGGAGACGTTCTACTAAATTTGCTGCTGGAGGTAACGCTACTACAAATACGAATCAATATTTATATAATAAATATAAACCTGGTCAGAGCGGCATTGGAGCCTCCAGTATAGCAAATAGACGCGCTAAAAATAGACAAGCTACAATATGTACTGGAAAAAATGATTGTTATCCTTGTTATATGACATTAGGACAATATAATCGTTTTCTTTATAATCAAAATGGATATTATCCTTGTCCTGACCCTAAAATATCATAATTTTAATTTAGAAATGAAACATATCATCATCTATTTGATTAAGAAATGTTAAATTTGGTTAAATTTAATTATAATATAAATATATGACATTAAAAATAGCCTTTTTAATATCAGGATATGCTAGAAATTATATTTATACAACATTTAGTTTCAAAAAGTGTATATTCGATAGATGTAAAAATGCTGATATTTTTGTTTCATTTAAGGAAAATAGCAGAGATTCTTACTCAAAAGAAGAAACAGATAAAATAATTAAAGAATACCATATTCCATTAGAAGATAGAATAAAGGATTCAACCTATTTAAATGTTATGTTTGGAGAGAAATTAAAATATTTCGGTTATGACGATGAGACATATATTGAAAAATTGAAGAATGATAAACTCAATAATATAGATAATCTAATTAAAGATAAAATATCATTGAGCGTTATTGACCAATATGCTCGAGTTAAAAATATAGCTGAGATTTTTGAAAATTATACAATACAAAATAACGTTGATTATGATATTGTGATAAGATTACGGTTAGATAAATTATGGTGGGTTACTAATATTGATATAGAAAGATTTATAATTGATAAAAACAAATTATATTTATCATATATTGACTGGAAAAAATCAAAATATAATAATTTACCTAATTGGATACAAGATTTTTTCTTTATGGGTGAAAAAAATGTAATGCTTTTTATAATGAAAGATTTTTTAAATAATTTATATAATTCAGTTAATTTTTTAAATGAACATGAATTAAATTATGCGCCAGAGATTCAATTTGGAAATTATATCAATTCAAATACATATTTAATTGATAAAATAATTCCTTCAACAATTAGATTTAATTTAAATGCTTTACATGTAAAAAGACCATTATATTTAAATGGATATTTTGTTGGACGTGATAAGGATGTTTATGATAATCTTAATAAATTTTTAACTTTAAAGAAAAAATATAATATTTAATATTTTTATTTAGAAACGAAACCAGTCATATGTCTTGAAGGTGGAATATATTTCGAGTCTACAGATGGTTGTTGGATAGGATATTGTGGTCTATAAAAATGATTGTCATATTTTACATTCGCATCATAAAACTGAACTCCTTTTGGAGCATTATATGAGTAATTATAATTAGTTGTTGGTCTAAAACCAGCGCTGACTGGAGTTTGAGCGGGATTTATATTTAAAAATACCATATTAGCATAACTCTTTTTAATTTGATTAGGATTTTGGTTACATTGTGTAACATAATTATACCAATAATTACGTGTAACACCGATACTAGGTGATGTGCCGCTTTTCATTGGTCCAGAAAAAGTATGTGCGTCAATATTATTTACAATAGATGTTTTAAGTCTCATAACTCTAGATCTACCTGCCATTTATATATGTAGTTTATAAAATAATTATAATAAAATAATTATAATAAATAAATATATGAAGGGTGGTACAGGAGTTTTTATTGAAAATAATAATTTAGAAGCTAATTTCATTGATTTTTTACAAAATTCTAATATAGTATATCTAAGCAAAGGAAGTTATGGAGTTATTTTTAGAGTTACTATAAATCCTACTTCTGGTTATGTCTCTAAATATAAAAATATTGATTATTCAGTTTTTGGAACATCTGTTAATTCACTAATCGTCAAAATTAGTTCTTTAGGTTATCTATCAAGCACTCCGGATTCTTTGTTAGATACGCTTATTAGGCCAGTTTCAGAAGAAGATTTTATTAGAGAAGTAAATATACAAACGGAGGTATTTTTAAAAACAATGAATACATTAGAACCACTTTGTCCTGCAATTGTTTATTCAGATACTTATAAAGATACTGAAAAAACAATTTTGGATATTATTTATGATAAATTAGTTGATCCAAACGAAAAAAATTATGTATCATCTTTAAGGAATTATGTGTCTGGATATTCAGTGATTGGTATGGAATTATTACGAGGATTTGAAACAGTACATTCTTTAATACACTATATTCCATCAAATAAGAAATTATACCAATCGATGACAACCTTCATTTTAATTGAATTGGCTTTAAAAACTGGATATGCTCATTCTGATTTTCATTATGGAAATATTATGATTAATCCAAACGAGCTAGGTTATTTTAAAGGCATAGGTGGGTCAGTTTCTATAATTGATTTCGGTTTGGCTGTAAAAATTCGTCCAGAAATTTTGAATTCATTAAAAAATTTTTTTAAAAGAAAAGAGTATTCAAAAATTATTTATGAATTATGTCAGCTTCCAAGAGCTGATGGGTTGATTATTAGTGATCATTTAGATTCTTATAAAATTTGCAAAATTACACCAGATTCACAAGAGATAACTGAATTATTTGATAAAAAAGAAGAGGCAACAGATGACATTATTCAATTTTTTAATTCTAAAACAGATGAAAGAGATAAATATCCTTTATTACCATTATCAAATGCCATTAAACAACAGATGTTCCCTGGTATGATTGAAAAAATCGCTAATACTGAAGAATTACAAACAATCACTTTAAAAGTAGGTGACGGGCTCACGCCAGATGAACTAGTTATTTTTTCTGAAAGATTATTTATTGTAATTGATTGGGTTTGTGAAGTTTGTAAAATTATTTTATATAGTAAAAACGGTAGAAAAATTAGCCTTTCAAGAAATAAGAGTTTAATTAAATATGTAATAGATGCTTGCTATATAACTGCCTATTTACTAGGAAATGTTGATTTTGCAGAAGAATCAAAGCATCAATTGGCAGGAATTGTTGGAATGTATTGCGCAGGAATTGATGAATTATTCCAATACAAATATAATCCTAGTATGGATATATTTGAAACATACGAATATTTATCATCAAATATTTACTCAGATTCAACAATTTTTGAAACTTGTGAAAAATATAAAGAACAATTAAAAAATATTAGATTTGTTACTATTTATGATTTTATGACTCAAAATGAATTAACTAAGTTGGAAAAAAATTTTTCATTACTAGACATTTCATTACTAGACAGTCTAAGCGATATTATGACAAGTGATATAAATGTTTATAATAATCCAAGAGAATGGGTAAATACAAGATATCCAAAAGAAAATTTGCCACAAGAAGAGTATGAATTTCCTTATAAAGAAGAAGAAACAATAGAGTTTGGAATACCTAAACCTGAAAATGTGAATAAAAATATAATAAAAAGTAATCAAAATATGTTAAATCACGATGAAATAAAATATTATAAAGATGTATTTAAACATAATATTGTTGGTTTTGGTGGAAAAAACAAAACAACAAAAAAGCGTCGACAGAAATTTAGATGTAGGAAGAAAACTTATAAAAAGAAAACACATTCTAAAAAGAGGTTCAACTCTAAAAAAAATAAAAAATAAAATAATTAAGTATTCTAAATATTTAATTATTTTAGAGCTTCCTCTGGGAATCGAACCCAGGACCTTCAGTTTTCCGTTTACTTAATACAAGACTGATGCTATACCACTAAACTAAGGAAGCATTATATTTGGCTCCACCTTTTTAAAGGTGGATATACGGACAACGGGAATCGAACCCGTGTTGTGTGATTGGAAGTCACATAGTCTACCACTGACTTATATCCGTGCGTACGGCTACCGGAAATCGCAAAGCAGTCATTTACCAACAACCGCATTTGGTGAGAATGGAACAAATATTCTTAACTTATTTAAGAAAGAATTAATGCTAATTTTAGCGTAATAAAATAAATAGCCTAAATTTATAAGAAATTATATAAACAAAAAAATAAAAATTGATGCACCAATTTTTCGGTAAATTACTATATTCTTTACGCATTCAATTTACTAGTATTAGTTAATTGTACGAATCAATTTAATGATACTACTTATTTGAATGGATGTAGAATTTTATTTACCGACTATTTTTTAAGACAATTTACTCTGCCTGATAACAGAGCTCATCCGGGAAATCACCTAATAAACATATAATATGCGCGCATAATACCTAGAATTATATGTCTAACGGACGCAAAAACTAAATTAGCGGGGGTTCCAAATCCCACCATATTAATATAATATTTTGTCTTTAAATTACTTTAAATATAAAATATATTTAAAAAATTGATTCGCAAATATATATTATTGACATATATTAATATGGCAAGTTCACCGCAAAAAGAAATGACACCTGAAGTAACTGAGAAACTTAAGAATAAATTAATGATGCTTTTAGAAGATGTTAACAATAAAAGAAATGATTTAGAAAATAGTATTAATAATGATATGATTACTAATGAAGAAATAAATAAAAAACACGATCAAATGGAAGACAGTTTAAGAAGACTTAGTAGTATGTTATGGATTGTTACTGACAAAGGTATCGTTTCTAATTCTGAAGATATTCAAAAATATGGTTACGATCCGATTGAAAAATCAAAACAAGAATTAAACACACCAATACCAGCAAGACTTGAACCTGTAATCAAATTCAATTATAATTATGATGTAACACTTATTAATTTACGTGATATTAGATTTAGTCAAACTTCTATTTCACCACCTTTCAAACCAGAAATAGAAGATAATATTTCTACATCAATGGACAGATACCCGTTTAAATTTTATAATTACAACAAAAATAATTTAATTCTTTTAGGGATGTTTGGAGATAATGACTATACTGGAGATATTTCAATAAAAACTTCGCATACACCATATGTTCCATCGTTAAATGTCGTTTATTTTGATGATTCAAATTGTTATGTGAGCATTGATAATAGAAGAATTGAATTAATTTATCGTCAATTATGTCTTCTTTTAAGTGTTAATCCAGAATCTTGTACTATTGATAATATGATGTTCAAAAATACAAATGATTTTTTAAGATTTGAACTAGGTATTCCTGAAGAAGTTAATATTTATATTCCTTGTTCTGTTAAATCTAGTACTGCTACTCCACCAAGACAAATGAAAACGCCTGACGGAGTTCAGCTGGAAAAATTGAATCAATCATTAGGATTTCCACCAGATAAAATAGACCCAATATATGCTGGTGTAATATGGCAGCGAGTATCAAATCCACATATAGATAAATATAGAGGGTTTCCTTTATCTGGTCTTCAAATCTTTCCATCTACACAAGTTCCTATTGGAACAAATGAAAAGTTAAATAAATTTAAAAATATACATTTATATAAAAATAAATATCCTTGTAGAAGAAGTCCAGATGTTTCAACAGGTCCAATTCACATACAACAAATAGTTGATAAACTTATTCAAGAAAATAAAATAAAACCAATTGACCATACTTTAAAACCTGACGTTGTTTATAAAAATCTACAAGATTTATATTATCATGTAGCTAATATATTTATAAATCATTTAGTTACTGGTTCGGATGAATTTACTGAATATGTTTCATACAACACTTTATATAATAATTCACTCAAATTTATTCCAGATTTTGAACAATGGAAAATAAATATAGATAAAATTCCTTTATATCCCAATAAAACAGGTGGCAAAAGTGGAGCAGGTGGTAAAAAAATTGGCTCTAGAAAACATATCAAATCAATTAGAGGAGGGACACGAAAACGCTGTAAAAATGGATATAGAAAAAATCCAAGAACAAAAAAATGCGTTAAGAAAAATAAAACGATGAAATCGAAAAAAGGACCTCATTTTAGAATTGGAGTAGATTTTGGCGGGGTGCTTGCCAAACACACTAAAGTTGGTGAAGAAAATGCCCCTGTCACAGAGCATAAAAATACTAATATTAATATGCCTGGCGCTGTTGAAAATTTACATAAACTAAAGAAAAAAGGACATCAATTATATATTGTATCATTTTGTGGGAAAAAAAGAGCACTTGAAGGTATGGAAGAAATAAAGGAAAAAGGTTTAGAACCTGTATTTACTGAACAAATATATATTGGGAATCCTTGGGAAAAAGGTTCTGTTTTACAAAAATTCGGTTGTAATTTTATGATTGATGATAGACTTGATTTATTGGAGACTATTAAAAAAAAATCGCCCAAAACAAAGACTATATGGTTTGGACAGACACAAGATAAATGTATTGACGGACGGCATATTTGCGCTGAAACTTGGGACGATGTATATGAAATAATAAATTCTTCAGAATATTTTAATGTTCCAAAACAAGATATTAATATTAATAAATGGCTTGCTATTAAACCAAAGAAGGAAGTAAAAGAATAAGTGAATTAAATCTAATATAATATTACGCTTTTCTAATAAAATATCTATTTATCATATTCAAATATTGGCTCTCCATTTTTCATAATTCCAATTTTTTCACCAGGCTCTCCATCACTAGTTATTTCATATAATATTCCATTCTCTTCATCAGAAGCAAAATATGATACATCATCAATTTCAATTTCAAATAATTCTTCATAATCTTCGTTGTCATCTTCGTTGTCATCTTCGTTATTAGATTTTCTATTAAATTGATATTCTTTTTCATTACTAACTTCATTTTTTACAAGATTACATACAATATCATAATGATATAATTTTTTTTCATCGTCTGATATTTTTAAATAACAATCTGACAATTTTATATTACAATCCAATAATAAATCTATTATTTCTCTCATAGGAACATCATATCTTGTTCTTGAAATATTTCTTTTTATTGTATGACATCCTCTTAAACACAATTTACTACAACATGTATCTCTTTCTTTATCCGATAAATGACTATAACTATTACAATAATTACAACATATCAAAACATTATTTCTATTATGTGGTAAAGTATTATTTATTCTATCAAGTGTAAATTGATATAAACAATGAGGATACCATTCTTGTGTTATTACGATATCATGACACACATAACATTTATTATTCTGTTTAATTAATAAGTTTTTGACATCTTCTACTGAAATATAATCATTTGTTATTTTTCTATGATATTTTTTATCTTCTTGTTTATACCTCTGAATTTTACGCATTATAACTTTATCAATACTCCCAACAGAATCCTTAGTGTATGTTAAATTCATCTTATCTTAAATATTATAATTTAATTAATATTATAATATTATAATTCAATTTTTATTTAATCTGTATCATTAAACCCTTTCAGATCACCACATGCTCTCAAATATTCATGTTCATCAAACGTAAGAAATTTTGGTCTTTGAGTATACAGAAAAATATCTAAAAAATAATTTTTTTCCTCAGCAGAAATTGCTTTATCATTTATATAATTTAATAACGCATCTTTGCTTTTTAGCATATATTTGTTTTTATGTAAATTAAATAGCATAAATCCATCTACATTAGATTCTAAAATACGAGAATCAGGTTTCGCACCAAACGTATATTCATATTGTTCTGAAATATGATTACGAATTGTATCGATTATAATATATGGTGATAATTCTTTTTTAACGATTGTTGGATTTAAATCTTCATAAAAATATGTGACGTTAAGAACAATCATATTGTTTGCTCTCATCATTGCTTCATCATAATTGTTTGTCATTGTATAGTATATTATTATTTATATCTTTAAGTTGTTTTTTTTTGTATAGTATATATTAATTTTGTTACGATACATGGTGTGGATAATATAAACTATTATAACACATGACACCATAACAGAATCATCGAGGGTGTAAATAATATATTAAAACTACTTAAAGAAAATCATCGTCTTAAAGAATTTCGCTTATTTTATCAATTTGTTCTGTAGTTAGAATTGTTGGAAAATCGACGTGAAAATTGATAATCAAATTACCTTTATGCTCTCCACGTTTTAACCCCATATCTTGATATACTTTTTTATATCCAGGAGGAACAATACTGCCTTTATTATTATTCAGTGTATAACTCTTGCCATTTATATAATTCAACTCAAAATTAAATCCACACAAGGCTTCTTTGAGAGAAATCGTTTTATCTAAAATCAAATCTAATCCTGAACGCTTAAATGATGTGTTATTTTGAATTATAATATTTATTTTAATATCACCTTTACATGTATCAGATATGACATTTCCTCTATCTCTCAATATTAACATTTCATTATCATCTATTCCTGCTGGAATATCTATATAAATAGTTTCTTTTTCAATAATTTTTGAACCAGACTGTAGTATCCATCTCTCGATCTCTAATGGTAATGATGCTCCATTAAATACTTGCTCCATTGTTATTTGTAATGATTTCATTATCGGAATTGGTTTGTTTAAACCCTGATTCATATTCATTGGACCACCATTAAATATATGTATTCTTGCGCCAGGTGGCATTCCAGGCATTCCAGGCATTCCAGGCATTCCAGGCATAGCAAATGGATTACCACCACCAAACATCATATTAAATATATCATGTAATGGAACTTCTTCACCCATATGAGGCGAATGACTATTCATTCTCATAAATGGATTTTTTTTCATCATATCATATTCTGCCCTCTTCTCTTCATCACCTAATACTTCATATGCTTCGTTTATTTTTTGCGTCATATTTATGGATTCTTGACTTCCTGAATTTTTATCTGGATGATATTTCATCTGTAAATTCCTGTATGCTTTCTTAATTTCGTCCTTAGTGGCATTTTCACTTATACCTAAAATTGTATAATAATTTTCAGACATTAATATTATATGAAAAGATATACTTAAATAATTATTTACGTATATTAATTATGACAGATAAATTATTTATTAATAAATATCAACCATTGTATTTTAATGATTTTGGTGACGATAATGAAGTTATTAAAATAATTAAAGCGCTTATTCTAATTGATGACCTTAATATTTTATTGATTGGAGATATGACATCAGGAAAAACATCCATTCTAAATGCTCTTATAAGGGAATATTTTTCTGGTTTTACACCAAAAGAATATGAAGATAACGTTTTATATATTAACAGTCTTAAAGAACAAGGTATTAATTACTATAGAACGGATGTTAAAACTTTCTGTCAAACATGCTCAAATATAAAAGGTAAAAAAAAATTTGTTGTTCTTGATGATATTGATTTTATCAATGAACAAAGCCAACAAGTATTTAGAAATTGTATTGATAAATTTAGTCATAATGTTAATTTTATATCATCATGTAGCAATAATCAAAAAGTTATTGAAAGTTTACAATCAAGATTAACAATTATTAAAATTAAACCATTACAGAAAGATAATTTACTATCCATCATTAATAATATCATTCAAAAAGAAAATATTATTATTGATGATGAAGCGAGAGACTTCATAATAAATATATCTAATAATACTGTTAAAATACTTATCAATTATATGGAAAAATTCAAACTTATTAATCAAAAAATCACCCTTAATTTAGCTATACAGTTATGCTCTAATATAAGTTTTTTAACATTTCAAGAATATACTAATTTTATTCTTAATTCTCAACTTTTAGAAGCTATCTCACTCATTTATGACCTTTATGAAAAAGGATACTCTGTTATGGATATTCTTGATAATTATTTTATTTTTATTAAAAATACTAATATTCTTACAGAAGAACAAAAATATAAAATTATACCATATTTATGTAAATATATCACTATTTTTCATAATATTCATGAAGATGAAATTGAATTATCATTATTTACTAATAATCTTATAGAAATATTAAAAAATTGCTAAATTTTTATAAATATATATATTATATTATGTCTAGCCAAATAATTAAACATCAAATACCTATTAGCGCATTATTTGATTTGCTAGATAAAATATGCCTCAAAAATGAAAAACATTATACATTTAATACGGTTTCATACAAAAAAGGAGTTTATAGCGAAGATATCCCCAATTTTATACTTTTTTGTAAACCTTATTACTATTTATCTAAACGTAAATATTTAGAAAAAAAACTAACATATAAAAGTTTTACTACTATTTTACGACAAATATGTAATTTCAATAAAATTAAATATACGTCTGAAATTAAGTATGATAAATCTGATTATGAAATTGTATATCATATATACATCTAATATCTACGTTTAGAAGACCCTGTGGACTTTCTATTTCTATGTGTTTGTGTTTTTCCGGTATTTTTTCTACGAGGCTTATACTCATCTTCTCCTTGTTCCGATTCAGTATCTTCTTTATCATCTGATCTAGTCCAATTAAATAAACTTGATGAACCGAAAATATTTTCTTCATTATATTGTTCGTCATTATTATTTTCATCATTATCATTTCTATCTTCATTAGAAGACTTATACATATACAATCCTAGCCCACCTAAGGCTAAAACTGTTGTCGCTAAAAGAATAGACATCGAATCATTCATAATTATAAATATAATAATTAAAAAATTTATTATATTTAAACATAATTTAATAGTTCTTTTTAGTTTTATTATTTTTTCTTTTGTGTTTTCTTGAACTACCTCCTAGTTGTCTATACTGATTGTATGTATTTACAACCGTATCTTTTCTTGTATCAAATATATATAAACCTACACCAAATATCGCTATTGCTGTACCTGCTATAATAAAAGCGTTTTCATTGAATCCCATTTATAAATTATATATAGAATATTTATTTAATAATAATTAAACACATTTCTTAACATTCTTAAATTTTTTAATAGTCTATTTCTCTTCAAACTTTTATAATTATAACCGGAAATCTCATACTCTGTATGTTCGTACATCTTTAAAAAATCAAATGTAATCTCATCTGAATTTTCTGGAAAGTTATCATAATTATATAAAACCTCATTTACCTTATTAGCAGGACAAATTAAATATCTAATAAAATCTGCTAAATCATTCGCAAATTCACACTCATATGAATACGTACAAGATTTACCAAGTGGCGGATTTCTTCGCTTTCCTCTAATTAAATATCTATGGTTTCTCTTATCATAAATAATATATAAAGTTGTATCTACCATTCCAGTATCACATTCTAATTCTTCTAACTTAAATACTAAACAGTCTGTTACAAATTCGGTCATCTTATAACTTTATTATGCCGTTGTTTTTATATTGATTTTATAAATAAATTTTTATCTACCCGGATATGGTATCTTACTTATGTTATCGCCTAAATTTATAGGACGTAATCCCCAAACAGGAGCATTTAATGGTGTGCGCCAAAAGGAAACCCACTTCTTCGTGTCAGTTTCCAAAGGTTCCAAAATTCCTTGTTCTTGTTCTGGACCAATTGAGAGAAGCAAATAATTACCAATTATAGTGTCAGATTCTATCACTTGTCTTTGTGAGCTTCTTACAAACCAACCAAAGTTCAAACGATTCAATAATTCTCTTGCTGGAATTAAAATACCATAAGTGCTCTTATATAAATCTAAATAATGATTTGACATTAAATCGTCTAGTATAATTTGCTCGTCTTTCACTGTTTTTGTTCCAATCTCTACACCATCTATTAAATTTATTTGACCATTTTCAATACGTTTCATACACCATCTATCGTATTGACCTAAAAATTTAGATTCTGCTGTATGATCATGCGATGAAATAATTTGAATATAATTACATAATTCATCAACCGTTTCACATTCTTTTGGCGCACCACAAAACGATATATTTGGGTAAAAATTGGCTCTTACAGATGTAGAATTTCTATCAACCGTCTCACAAACAAACATTTTATTACCTCTAGTTCCTTTTGCGTATAATCCAGATAAATCCTTCATACATAAGAATGAAATAGGACAATGTAGACCACCATAAATATATAATAATCGCATCATTCCAAGAGTTCTCATGTTACATAAAATTGGGTCGGACAGTTTATTCATATCAATATTCCATCCTGGTATCAATTTACTAAATGAATTATCGTCATAAATACAGATTGTGAATGAATCTTCGCAATGTTTTATTATACTACGAACTGTTAAATATAAATAAGGTTGATTCAAATCGAATGAACTTCTGGAACCAAAACTTAACCATTTTCTCGAATTATATTCGTATGGAACATGTATCCATAATATAGGTTTTTTACTCTTACCTAAAGTTTCATCATCGAGTAAATATTTCTGAATTGCGTCGTAATTATCTTTATTTTCCTCCCTCATGCGTTTGTCTTCAAATCTTCTGTATAAAAATCCTAATACTAATAATACAAAAAACAGAATAAATAGATTGGTCAGATTACCTAATTTCATATATTATAATATTATAATAAATTTTATACTATATGTAAAATTAATGTTATTAATGTCGTTTTACGGCATTTTGTGTCAAGGCATCCATTAAATGCTTTCCACATCTTGTGAAAAATTGATGTAATGCTGTTGGTTCTGCTCCTGTAATTATATCATCTGGAATATAAGTCGAATTACCTTTCTTATAACATAATAATACTGGAATACCATTTACCATTTTTTTTGACTTTAAAAATGAATAAAAATCAAAGGATTTATCTACATCAATATCGGCACAAACTACTTCGGGTGGAGATGTAGCAAAAAATGCGTGAACTGATTTTTCAATTGTTTTACAGGGTCCGCACCAAGAACTTCCGAGCTTTATAATAATTAGACCTGGATTATGCTGTAAAAGAGTAAAAAAAGCGTCGCGATTCGCAATTTCTGAAATTATTTGTTTTGACATATATATATTTTAATTTATTTAATATTCATAAGTTTACGAATATAATTTTAATCAATAGACTCAAATTTTTTATCAATGACAACTTCTTTTGCTATATTTCTAATTATTTTATCTTCTTTTTCATTATAGTTATTACCCATTCCACCCATAGCTTCAATCACAATTTTACTATATTGATCCGCGTATTTTGAAGCACTAAAATTACATCCTGGATGTTCCTCTTTATATTTACTTAAAAGTCTTTCATTCTTATAAGCAACATCTTTGATAACCTTTTTAAGTCTTTTCTTCTCTAAATCTTCTTTTTCCCATTTATTTTCGTCTTTGACATAAATAATTTCGCGTTTTTTGTCAGCACAATGAACTGGTCTTTTATGGACGTCTAATGCTTGAAGATTTTTTACAATGATACTTGATATACCTTCTACAAAACCAACTTTACCAACATTTTCTAAATCAGAAAGTTGTAGTTTGAGAGAATCCACAAAATCCGTGATATTCATCGCATCTTTACACGTTTCATTTAAAAAGAATTGTAAATTAAACGTTTTATTATTACTATTAATATTATTATTCGAATTTATACTATTTCCTTGACCATTTTTGGCTAACTCCATTATCGTCTTATTTTGTTCTACAACTAAATTAGTTAATTCTTTATTTTGTTCTAACACACTTAAAATAAGTTCTGGAGTTATTTGACTAGATAAATTCTGCGTAGATTTTTTTTCAGAGTTTGAAGGTGTAGAAGATAATATATATTTACATATTTTTTTGTGTTTCCACAGACCAACTCGCGATTTATATTTTTTATTACAATTAGTACATAGAAACTCTAAATTGTTATCGTCTTGGGTATTTTTCACGTCTTGGTTATCATTAGTTAACATGGTGTTAACGCACGTATTATCGTAATGTTTTAGTGTGTTTAAATGTCTATTAAAATCTTTTTTATTATTAGTTTCAAAGTTACATAAATTACATGTAAACTTTAAATTGACCGATTCATTTATTTCTTTTTTTGTGTTGTCGTATTTAACTACATCATTAATATTATAATTTAAAAAATTGTTACTATTATGTTGTTTATTACACGGTTTATGTTGTTCATATAAATTTACATTGTTGAATTCTAGTTCACAATCTTTACATTGTAATAGTGTTCTATTTTTATATGGTTGAATACTATTCAATGAACATTTTAGTAACTCATAATGCTCTTGTTCTCGTATTTTTGCTTCAGTAACATCTTTACAATTATATTTTGCTATTTCAATCATTTGCCAATTGCTCCATCCACCATTATCTCTTATAGTTTTATACAATTTTTCTGTATTATTTAAATTATTACATCCACTTTTATGTGCGAATTTTCTTTTAATAAAATTTGTTGTATGACCTACATAAACATCTTTAATATTGCTATCTATGCAATAAATTTTATATATAATAGTATTTGAATAATCTATATTCTTTTTTGGCATTATATTTTATAATAAGATTTTTTTAGATTATTTTTCCTAAAATATCTTTAAATTAACTTTTACCCTTAACATGTTAACACCCAAATTTTAGGATATTATAAGACAAAAATTTACAGACGCTAAATTAATTTTTCTCGTGTAAGTTCACACCATAATTTTTCACTATCGTAACAAAAATTTTTCGTCAGTAAGAAGCATTTTGACTTTTTATTTTTGGACATTTTTTTTGTCCATTTTTAAAAAGCTCAGATACTTTTCAATTTTTGAAATGAATTTTTTTCGCTTCATGTGTAGGAAAATATTTTTTGTTGTTTTTTGTAAAATATGTAAAATTCCCTACATTATGTAGTATATGTGTCTTTAAGTATGAATTTATAATATATTATTTTCCTATTTAAAGAATTGTAGAATATTAATTTTCAGATGTTGATAATTCTAATATTTTTTGATTTTGTTCGATAAGAAGATTAGATAATTTTTTATTTTGTTCTGTAATTTCAATTAATAACTGTGCGTTTATATTTTGAGAATTACATTCATTATTTAAATTATTATATTTTATACATTTTTTTTTATGTTTCCATAAACCAGAATTGTCTTTGTATATTTTATTACAATTTTTGCATTCAAAATTTTTAATAATTATATAATTATCATTTTTTATACATAAATTATCTTTATTATTAATATTCAAATTGTTTATATGTTTAATAGTATTACAATGTTTATTATAATCGAATAGATTTTTTGTTGTATAGTTACAAATTTCACAGGTATAATTTTTATTATTTTTACTTTTTAACATATCAGTATTATTTATTTTTTTATTACTGATTTCATTTTGAAAATCTAAATTCACATTTATAAGTTCAAGTTTTAAATCCTCATTTATCATTGTGTAAATCTGTTCTTTTGTTATTTTAAAAAATTCTCTTTTTTCGTTTATACGATATTGCTTTAAATAATTATGGATATCTGTTTCTAATTTATTCCCATTATCTGTAGATATTACAAATTCAATAATAAAAGGCGTTGGCACACCAGATGTATATAAATTGTTCGCTCTTATTACAGGATTATTTCTAGACCATCCAATTTTAAATATATTATCATTAAAAGATGGGTTAGACAAAATATATACATATTCTCTTCTTTTAATAATATTATTTTCCATATGATTATATTTTCAAATTATATTTTAATTTTAAATTAATTTATATTTATAATAATTTATAATATATTATTTTCCTATTTAAAGAAACTTTATAATTCAATTGTGTATAGTTCATTTAACGGTTTAACAATTTTAAATATTATTCTATATGATGGTAATAATATCTTATTTGTATATAATTCCTTTTCAAGGTCGCTTATCTTTTTTTTAACAATATTGTTTAATAAATTATCGCTTTTAAAAGGAGAATATATAACTATATTACCCAAATCAAATTGTTTATTTATTATATCCCATTCTATTTTTTCCCATATTAGATTTATGTAATAAGAAATTTGTTTGGATTTTAAAAACGCATCGTGAACCAACTCATTTAACACTTTATTATCAATTATCTTATTCGAATTAATACACCATATTTTGATATTCAGTATATGTGAATAATTATCTCTATTCATATATACATATTTACAAAAAATATTTAAATTAATTTAACAAACCTTTCTAGTTCATTAACGTCAATATGTGGCAAATTTGGATGACATTCCCAAAAATATTTACAGTAAGCCCATGAAAATTCACAGTCAGTACTATATAGCTCTAATTTGTCTTTTATTAGAGCCTTGTATAGTTTTTCTGGTAAAAATTGTAAACTTTGTCTCGGTAATACGTAACATAATTGAACTAAATCTGAAACAGGATTTTCCGCCTTATTTTCAATAAATTCTGTATTAAAATATGGCACATAATGAATAAGGTCTTCTAACAACGGTGGATAGTTATAATTATAACACCATCTCCAATCAGGACAACCGGTAGTATAATATTTCATTGTCCATTCAAGACCTTCTAAATAATTCGTACAAATTTGTTTACGTCTAACATCATCTATATCTACATAAAACAATGATTTATAATATCTGGTTTGCCAATTAGATTTGTATGGATTAATGAATTTTTCGACTGAACGCTCAAATGTAGGTATATTAATAAAATTATTCATTTTATCTTCAGGTGTAATGTCTGGCAATTTATTCTTCTCTCTTCTATCTCTTTTTTTATGTTCTTGTTTTAAAAATTCTAACTCATTATTCGCCAAGAATTCAACTAATTTTCTTACATTTTTCCAAAATATTGTTTTGCCGTCAGTTAAATTCTCATTTGTATTACCAATTGTTGCTTTATACGCCTGTAACATTTTGTCGACACCACCTGTTCTAATATTTACAGCTGGAAAATGTGGCATAAAATCATTTCCTAAAAAGAAACATAAAAATATATAATCATATATGCGGTTCTTCTGTTGTTCGGTTGTTAATTCTTCTCCATTATTCATATCAAGTATAATTGTACTGGCTAATTCAGGTATATCTAATACATATGATTCATTCGGTTCTAATTCAGAATTGATTGATTTAATAAACTCTGGCGTCTCTCTAAATAAATAAATATTTGGACTAATTGGGAGATGGTTAATAGAAAGCATAATAAGGTCAGCGTCTAATCCATAAATGATTGTATTTAGATTATAATGAAACGAACTATTCTCTCTGATATATTGAAAAATCTTATGCTCACCTTCACCGTGTAAATTACTTCCTGAAATAATAATTTGCTTTAAATTAAACATTTGAGGGTCAGAAAATGCTTTCATAACACTTTCGTCTAACATTTTCATAAATTGTGTTCCTGGTGTGATGGCAGTTGTATTCCATGGATCAGGGTCTGTTGTTTTATGAATTGACCTAGATAATGAGTTTTGATAAAGCGACTTAAATCTTCTAGAACGTTGTTGTTCCAATTTAGCGACAGGTGCGACACCATCAAAAGCAATCATTACTCGTTCTGTTGGTTTAAGTAAATGTAAATATTCTTTAATAGTTTGTATAACATTAAAAATGATTTTATTAGAAACATCCTGTGTCATAGAGGTTGCTGCCATTTTATATACAGCATCATATATAATAGAATTACAATCCAAGTAAAGATTATCAACTTTAATAGGATTTGCTGATAATTTTCTTAATAAATTACTGTGATTTTTTACGATATAACTGAAAAAACTAGGGATACCCATTATAATTAATATATTAAACCATATTATATTTAAATAGTATTCAGAATATATAAACCAAAATTAGTTTTTTAAATTACTAATTGACAAATATATAAAACGAAAAATGAACTTAAAGCCTCTAATAGTTAAGTTAATCAAATATAAATATTAAATAAGATTATTATATAAGGATGGCAAATAAGACTCCAAATAATAAAAAAGAATTGACATCTAAATCGACGGCCGATGTTTTGCCTTTAGTCGAGAGAAAGATTGAATTTTTTAAAGATGTTATTCAAAAAACAATTATTCGTGTTCAGAAAAACAAAAATCTAGATATTTTAGGAATAAGCGATGTAAGCACTTGTATAGAAAAACTGGGTGAATTAAGCAAAAAAATTGAAGATATTTTTACTTCAGATAAATCTGATACAGACGCTATAATTAGCTGTTTACAAGTTATAAATAATGAATTATCTAGTTTATTGAAAAATTTCGGGACTGAAAGTTTAGAAGACCTTCTACTAGTCTGTTTTGGTAACAATAATAAAATTACAACAGATAATGAAGATTTAAATAAATTTGAATTGTTAAAGAAATATTTTCATCCAACAAGTTATAAAGTTATACCTAAAAAGGATGAAATTGATGATAAAATTCAAAACTTGTCTTGTTTTGATGTAGCAACTAATTATAAACAATTTCATATGAAAGTTTATGGTATTAAAGTTTATATTTATTCAACAGCATTAAAAAAAATTTTGTTGATTTACGGAATAGTCGATGATATTGTTATTGATTTTTTGAATAATAGTTATATTACAAATAAAATTAAATTAATCAAAGAAAATATTCCACAAGATGCCGATTTTAAACATGATTCATTCGATAAATTTATTTCATCTTTGATGTTAAAAGATTTTTTGATCTATGAACATTATAATGAAATTCATAATAAATTCGCTGGTATCATCAGTCAAAATAATACCATTAAACAAAAACAAATATCCCATGTAGTAAAAGAATTTATATCAGATGATACGTATAATAAAAGAAATACTCTTATGATATTATTAGTGCGTTCATCAAACTACGAGAATCAGTATTTAGCATATTTATTGTATGATCTTCTCTCAAATGATTCAAATGGAAATGTTGATACACAAGAACAAACTCTGTTATTTGATAGTTTTCCTTGGACAATTAAACAATCATTTAAACAAGCTATGAAGAGAACGATTCAATATACAAATGAGTTATCAAATTTTGATATTAATAAAATACCATTAGAACAACAAATTTGTTTACTAAAAGTGTCTGATTCTGTTAAAGAGAAAGCAATGATGAAACTAAAAGAAGTGAAAGCAAAGTCTGAGGATTCCGGCTCTAAAGCTAGACAATATTTAGATGGATTATTAAAAATCCCATTTGGTGTTTATAAGAGAGAACCTATATTAAATAAAATGGAAATAGTAAGGAACAAATTTAAAGAGTTATATATGAAATATAATATTTCACAAATATTTCCAGAAATAGTTCAAAAAGAAAAGTATACCAGCATAGAAATAATTAAAAATTTAAAAAAATTAAATGGAAATAATGTTTCAACTAACAAAACACAGCAATTAGACAAAATTAAAGAATTTTTATCTATCGGAGACAAAAACAAATTAAAAGCAAATAACAAAATATTAGATACTATTTTAAAAAAATATAATAAATCTTATACACCATATTCGAATTTAAATAAAGATGGATTGATTGAACGTATTATTGATATTGTAAATTATTATAGCAGCGGCAATGAAGAACATATTAATATTACTAATGATATTATAAATGAATTTATATCTTTCGCAAATATGAATCCAATGTTAAACAACATTGAAATAAAGAATGACATAGAAAATATTAATAAAACGATGAAAGATATAACTGATTATATGTCAGAAGTAAAATGCACGCTAGATAAAGCCGTTCATGGACACGATAAAGCTAAAAAACAAATAGAGAGAATAATTGGACAATGGATAAACGGAGAACAAGATGGTTATTGCTTTGGGTTTGAAGGCGCACCAGGTATAGGCAAAACCAGTTTAGCAAAGAAAGGTTTATCAGATTGTTTGAAAGATGATAAAGGAAATTCGAGACCATTTGCGATGATACAAATGGGAGGAGATAGTAATGGAAGTACTTTACACGGTCATAACTACACGTATGTAGGTAGCACATGGGGATCCATAGTTCAAATTTTAATTGATAAGAAATGTATGAATCCAATTATATTTATTGATGAGGTTGATAAGATAAGTCGAACAGAGCATGGTAAAGAAATAGTAGGTATTCTTACACATTTACTAGATCCAGCACAAAATGATTGTTTTCAAGATAAATATTTTACAGGAATAGATTTAGATTTATCCAAGGCTTTATTTATTCTCTCGTATAATGATGTTGAAGCTATAGATAAAATTTTGTTAGATCGAGTTCATAGAATTAAATTTGATAGTTTATCTTTGGAAGATAAATTGATTATATGTAATACACATATTTTACCTGAGGTTTATAAGAAAATGGGATTAGAAGAAATGATACAATTTTCAGATGAAGTGTTAAAGTTTATAATTGAAGAATATACTTCAGAAGCAGGCGTTCGTAAATTAAAGGAAATTTTATTTGAGATAGTTGGAGAGATAAATTTAGATGTACTAAAATATTCTTCCGATAAAGAGTATGAACTGCCTATTCTTATTAGCGTTGAAGATATCAAATGTAAATATTTTAAAGATAAACATGAAATAAAACATAAAAAAATTCATACAGAAAGTAGAGTTGGTGTTATAAATGGTTTATGGGCAAATGCTTTAGGTAGAGGAGGTGTAATACCAATCCAAGTTGGATGGCGTCCAAGTCAGCAATTTCTTTCTCTCTATTTAACTGGAATGCAAGGAGATGTTATGAAGGAGTCAATGAATGTCGCTTTAACTTTAGCTTGGGATTTGACATCATATTCAAGAAAAAAAGAAATTCGAGAAGACCATTCATTAGATAAAAATATAAATGGAGTACATATTCACTGTCCAGAAGGTGCTACTCCTAAGGATGGCCCAAGCGCAGGTACAGCAATTACTACGGCAATTTATAGTATGTTGAATAAAAAGAAAATAAAATACAATATAGCAATTACTGGAGAAATTTGTTTGAATGGTAATGTTACAGAAATTGGTGGTTTAGATTTAAAGATTTTGGGCGCAATAAAAGCTGGTGTTAAGGAAATACTTTTCCCTAGTGAAAACATGAAAGATTATAATAATTTTATGGAAAAATATAAGGATACTCTATTATTGGAAGGAATAAAATTTCATCCAGTAAGTAGAATTGAAGAAGTTTTTGAATTAGTATTTGAATAATATTATAATAATTGAAATTAAATTATTCATAATTATTATATGAGTAGCCAAAATAGTAATGTTAAGATGGGAGGTGTTCAGGATTCGCCTTTACAATTATTTCAACCTATGAATCTTCTTATATTTTTAAGTTTTTTTTCACCAATAATACTTGCGACAAGTATAACAAGTATGTCTTTTATATTCCAAAACTTTAAAGGTTTAATTTATTTAGGATTCTTAATTGGTTGTTGTGTCGTAAGAAGTTATGTCTACATAATTGCCGGAGCAGCTCCAATCGTAAATGATAGAACGATATGTACATCAATACAATATAGCAAATATGGCAATCCTACATTTAGTGCGTTTGTTTTCGCATTTACTATAATGTATTTATGCTACCCTATGTTTAGTAACAATTCTGTAAATTATTGGGTATTTATTTCATTAATTACTTATTTCTTCTTGGATATTTTTATTAAAATTTATAAGAATTGTATCATTAAAATGGGTGATTTATTTTTAAATGTATTGCTTGGGTCAGTGTCTGCTGCGTTGATCATTACCTTAATGTATGTAGGTGGGTCTGGAAAATATTTATTCTTTAATGAAATGTCAAGTAATAAAGAAATTTGTTATAAACCTAGTAAACAAACCTTTAAATGTAACTTAATGAAAAATGGCGAATTAATAGGAGAGATATAGACTACTTAAATAATTAATGATATATTTTTAATTATTTAATGTAAAAAACTTTTTAAACTGTTGCTTCTTGAACAGTTGGTTCTTCAACAGTTGGTTCTTCAACAGTTGGTTCTTCTACAACTGTTTCTTCAACAACTGGTTCTTCAACAACTGGTTCTTCAACAACTGGTTCTTCAACAACTGGTTCTTCAACAACTGGTTCTTCAACAACTGGTTCTTTAACTTTTTCTTCTTCAGCAGCAGGTTCTTCAGCAGCAGGTTCTTCAGCAGCAGGTTCTTCAGCAGCAGGTTCTTCAGCAGCAGGTTCTTCAGCAGCAGGTTCTTCAGCAGCAGGTTCTTCAGCAGCAGGTTCTTCAACAACTTTTTCTTCTACAACTGGTTCTTCAGCAGCAGGTTCTTCAACAACTTTTTCTTCTACAACTGGTTCTTCAGCAGCAGGTTCTTCAGCAGCAGGTTCTTCAGCAGCAGGTTCTTCAGCAGCAGGTTCTTCAGCAGCAGGTTCTTCAGCAGCAGGTTCTTCAGCAACTGGTTCAATAACAGGTTCTTCAACAGTTTTTTCTTCTTCAACAGTTTTTTCTTCTTCAACAGTTTTTTCTTCAACAACTTGTGTATTCATTTTTTGTGGAGTAGGATTCACAAAGGCACGATGATTACCTCTAAACCATGAAAAAAAATCTCTAATTACAAAATTTCGCTGAAAGGATTCGGATAATAGTTTCATATTTCCTTTTGTATTATATTTAGATATAAAATTATTGATAACATATCGCAAGTCTAACAAAGCATACTTATCCATATTAATATAATTATAAAGTGGTTTACGTTTCTTAGCATTTACCCAATTATGAAATAAATATAACATATTTTTAAAATCATTTTTTGTTTTATAATCATTTAAATTAATTTTTGCTAAAAAATTACTCGCATCTCTAGAACAATCAGGACAAGGCAAATATTGACAAATTCTAGTTATTATTCTAAACATTGAACCAATTACAAATGGATATGCGTTAGGATTCATCTTTTCTATAAGCGTGTGAAATAGCGTCCATACAGCAGGTCCCCAAACTTCAGGCGGTGACATTATAATTAATAATGATACAAAAAATATAAAGATATAACATAAAATATATATTATGAATAAATATAAAGTAGAAGGTGGTATAGATTTTTTTGCTGAACTATATAAATCACTTGATATCGAAGAAAATGAAGAAAAAACAGATGAAGATAAAAATAAATGTCTAATAACTAATGAAATATTAACAAATAATCATATTTCTTTAAATTGCGGACATAAATTTAATTATTTACCTTTATTTTATGATTTGGTGAATCACAAAAAGAAATTTAATTTTATGGAGTCTCAAAGTGGTAAATTACAAGCAAACCAAATAAGATGTCCTTATTGTCGTAAAAAACACGATGCTTTACTGCCATACTACCCCGAATTAGGTGTAGAACAAATAAATGGTGTTAATTTTTATAATCCAAATATAAAAGACGTTACAACAATAAAAAATAAATGTGAATTTTTAATTCCAAACCCAGATTTTAATCCGGATAATGAAGAAACAAACACAAATCAAAAAAATATACCATGTGTTGTGCCTTATGGAACAAAAATTTGGCTTTATAATAAAGAAAATCCATTAGTTCCAATTACATTTGGTGATACAAAATGTTACTGTTATGAGCATAAAAAAATTATGATAAAACAATATAAGGCCAAGGAAAAGGAAAATGAAAAGATAGCGAAAAAAGAGGCGAAAGAATTAGAAAAAGAAAATAAATTATTAGAAAAAAAGAAAGCAAAAGATGAAAAACAGAAAGCAAAAGCAGAATTAGATTCTATTAAAAAGCAAATTAAGGAAGGAATAAAATCGGCAAAAAAATATATCAATTCGGCATCAGAAAATGTAGTTTTAGGACCATCCATGATACAAAATCAAACCGAAAATATTGTAGGATGCGTTCAAATATTAAAAACAGGACCAAATAAAGGTAATCAATGTGGTTGTAAAATTTTAGCAGATAATTTATGTAAGCGTCATACTAAAAAGAATATTGTAGATTAAAAGATTTAAATATTAAGTATTAATAATAATAAATGGAATCTAAAGAACAAATATTTAATACTAAGGAACAATTAGTTGCTAATATAAAAGACTGGATAAAAATTGATAATGAGATATCTCAACTAAAATCAGAGATTAAGGAGCGCACAAATAAGAAGAAATTATTAACTGAAAATCTGGTATCAGTAATGAAAACAAATAGTATTGATTGTTTTGACATAAACGGTGGAGCGTTGGTTTATAAAAAGAATAAGGTTAAAAAACCACTAAGTGGTAAAACATTATTAACCGCATTACAGAACTATTACAAAAATGATGTGAAAATTGCCGAAGAAATTACAAAGCATGTGATGGATAGTCGCGAAGAACAACTTAAAGAAACAATAAAAAGAAAAAAAGAAAAATAGATTCAAGAGTAAAATGAATTAGAGAAATAAGTATAGTATAATTATAATATGGAAGATAGTAAATATTATAATTATCCGATAAAGAATGTTTTAATAAAAGATATTTTAGATATAGATAATTTAAATACTTATCACCACGTAAAGTTATGTATTTATACTATAAATACATCATGTAAATACCCTTTTCTCAGATTTGTTTTATGTAATAATGGATTTAATAATTTGGCGTTACCTAATTTACCAATATCTAATTCAATAGAAAAACATAATCTGGAGAGATATTCAAAAGTTTTTTTATCGACCATTTTACAGATTTATGATTTTGAGGAATTTAATAGAAAGATTATTTTTGACGGTTTCTATGAATGCGATAGTGAATTATACTTATTTTATGATATAACTACTTTATTTGATGATTTAAATATAGATGAAACATATTTATCAAATACTGTACGATTCGCACTAACAGATGAAATTATAAATCATAAGCACATATGTAATATACCAATAAAAGATGAAACCTCAGATTTTTTTATTAATAACTCTTCCATAAATTATTTATATAATGAAAATAATGAGCCTTATGAAATACCTGTAGTAGGATATGTTGGTAAGCAAACACCTGAAAAAATTAATTTTGTTTTTACATTTGGAGAGATAGCTAAAAATAAATCGGCTATTTTGGGACCTTATTTTTATTTTACTGATTTTTATAATGCTATTAATCAAGGAAATTCATCTCAAGAGAATGAACACGGTAGAATTAATAAGGGCGGAATAATAAGATTTGCTTTATTTGTAGGAAAAACAAAATATATAGAAAATATGCCAAATGACCCAAATGATATGTCGGATATTAAAAAAGACAGATTAAATGATAAAAATTTAAATAACAAATATGAGATTCTGACATTACGAATTTCAGACCACGATGGTCTATGGAGCAAAACATATGATAGTGTTTATTTAGGTAACATAGAATTAGATGATGGTAGTTATCTTGAAGAACCTCAAATGTTAGTAATCAAAGATTATAAACAACAGATGCCTTTAAGTTATCATTTTATTGATAAAAATAAATTTAATGATAAATTTAACGGTAAATTTAGTAAATATAATTACAGTATTATGTAAAATATATTATTAATAAATAATATATGAATCCAATAACACTAATAGGATTATCAATAATATTTTTTTATAGTTTGATACAAATATTTAAATTTTATGGTATTGATGAAGATGTTTATGGTGTTTATTTGTTATTTTATATATTTATTATTCTTTGTATATTAATCTTGCCAAATGATTATCCAAGAGTGTAATTTATACCATATCTGAAGGTGTTAATCCTTCATTTTTAATTGAAATGGTCGTCATTTTATTTTCATCAATAAGTTTTTTAATAGTATTTAAATCCATTTTTTCCTTTAAATTGTCAAATATTTCCGATTCCATTGGTTCACGATTATTTAAATTAATGAAAAGTGTGATGAAATCAAAAAGAATTTTTTTATTTAATTCATTTTGTTTTTTAATTTTATTTTGTTTAGCTAATTGAACTTTTATATTATTACTAATTGTTTTAGCTTGGTTTTCTTCATTAAACCATGGGTTTCGGTGCTCAGTTGTGGGCACTAATATGTCACATATTTCAGGTTTAATTATTTTTTCAAAGGAATCTTGATTAGAGAAATTAACTTTAAACTGACTAACAATTTTTTCAGGAATAGTTGGACTAGTTTCAATTAATCTGTCAAATTCTTCTTTGCTCATTTTTAACATTTGTTTCGGGTCAATTCTCTCTGATGGATGTTTAGCAAGTTCAATTTTTATGTTGCGATAGAATTTATCCCACGCTATACTACTTACTCTATGTGATTCATTTAACTGAGTTATCTTAAGAAATTGTTGAACTGTTGTAATAATTCCTGCTAAAATATTAAAACCACCAACAATCATAACAAAAAAATTTTGATATTCAAACGGAACTCTTTCTTGCGCAAAATTAGCTGTTCCTGTTAATGTTGATATTATTATAACTGGTATTGTATACCACGCATTTAAAGTGCTATACATCGTGTTAGCTTTTGAATGTAGCCATCTATAACACATAGCTTTATCAGCCCATTCAATAAGAATTTCTTCATGCTCAGGAGTCCATTCTATATTATTTAATGAACCAATTACTAATTCATCACTATTCTGTGATTCATTATCCATTTTATATTATATTTAAATATAATATAATTTAACGCAAAAAATAATAAAATATAATATATTTATTAATTAATGGAATCTAGATTAAGTAAATTGAAATCAGATTTTAATAATATAATAACAATTAGAAATACAGTTAAAAATGTATTTGATATATTACAGATTAGAATAGACAGATTAAGTCAATTACATTCTGAATTTATACAAAATAATAAGAATGAGATGTTTGTATTTGGTTTGGATTCTTTCCATTTTCAGAGTAAATTAATTGATATTGAATATTATGATATGAAACGTTTGTTTTTGGCAATAAATAATAGAATGTATTGTGAATATTTTAAATTACACAGAATAATTGTTGAATATATTACAAAAAATATAAATGATAAAAAAATATCTGATGTTGTTAAGATTAATAAATTTCCGGTTTATAAAGATTTAGAACCATTTAAAGAGTATAAATTTGAAATTATATTAGATATACATGAAAATATATTAAATTTATTAGGAATACTAAATTCTATACTTACTAATAAAGAAAATGAATTGACTATTCATAAAACTAAACAAAATATTGGTCTTAATATTGATAATTTCATAACATCGTTTAATTTTAATATAAGTGTTATGAGAGAAAAAATTATAATGTTTATTACATATATTGAATTTTTTCATAAAATGCACTCAAAATATTTGAAACGTTTTAGTAATAAAATACAACTTATGTATACGCATATAAGTAATGATATTAAATTGGATGATTCAGTAGAGATAAGCAGAAATAAGAAAAAGGAATTAATTGATGAGTTTAATGTAAATAATATAGATGGTCAATTATTAAAAGAATTAAAAACATCGATAGGTTCAGAAACTAATAGTGAAAATAGTGATGTATCATTATTAAGTGACCGAACTCAAGAGAATTCACCTGTTAAATTATCCGAACAAAATTTATTAATGAATTCTTTGACGCCTATAGATATTATTGGCAGAAGTAAAAGTAATAGTTTTATTAATATGAATATGACGCCTATAGAGAAAAATGTTGATAAAAAGAACTATAAGCAGATTTTTAAAAAAAACGTACATAAAGTAACAGATTTGCTTCAGTTATGTAAACCTAAAAAAGAACAAAATATCGAACAGAAAATATCAGATGTAGATATTAGTAGAATTTTTTCGGGTATAGAAGAGTCTTGTGATTCTATTATTTTTGAAACGCCAAAGAATAATAGTTTAGAAAAGGATAATATCGGTTTACATTTAGATTCTTGTGACAATTCTTTAGATCAACATAAAGAAGATGATATAGATACAAACGAACATGTTTTAACATCAGATGAAGTTAAAGAAGATGAAGAATTAGAAGTTAAAGAAGATAAAGAATTAGAAGTTAAAGAAGATAAAGAATTAGAAGTTAAAGAAGATAAAGTTAAAGAATTAGAAGTTAAAGAAGATGAAGTTAAAGAATTAGAAGTTAAAGAATTAGAAGATAAAGAAGAAGTTAAAGAAGAAGTTAAAGAAGAAGTTAAAGACTTAGAAGATAAAGAATTAGAAGTTAAAGAAATATCCATTCAAAATGAAATCATAGACCAAACTAAAAAGAAACGCACATATAACAGGAAAAAGAAATAAAAACTATTTAAAGATTCATCATTATATAAAGTATTGTATAATGATAAGAACGATTTTAAGACCTAATTTCGTAAGACAATTTAGTCATACACATAGTAGAACAATTTTTCCAGAAAATAACAAAAAAAATATTGAAGAATTGATAAGACAACAAAATCAAAATATTGAAGAATTGATAAGACAACAAAACCAACAGTTAAAGGACATTAATAAAAACATTACTTGGGCATGCTTTACTTTAACAACATCTTCGATTGCGATTAACTGTATTAGGTAGAATTGTCTTTAAGTTGTTTTTTTTAATATATAAAAAATTGATTTAAATATAAAACAATATATTATAAATAACAATATAAAGAAATGGAAAGACGACTTAATAAGAAAGTAGAATCTTATATTACCACATTCAAGGATAATATTCGCGAGAAGGCTACTCAATTAGGTTTAAATAATGATGTTAAATCTACTCAATTATTACAATATATTATCGACTACGATAGATTATCTTTTAATAAAGAAGACTTTCAAAAGCGAAAACGCGTTAAAAATTTTGTCCCAATTTATGATAGATGTTGCGCTAAACGAGCTAGCAATGAACAATGTACTAGACGACGAAAAGAAGGCAGCGAATATTGTGGAACTCACATGAAAGGCACACCTCACGGAATCGTTGACTTTCAAGATGAAAATAAATCAAATACTCATAAAGTTGAAGTATGGGCGCAAGACATTCAAGGTATCGTTTATTATATTGATAAGTCTAATAATGTATACGAAACAGCAGACATTATTAAAAATCAAGTTAATCCTAAAATCATCGCAAAATATGTTAAAAATGGAGAAACTTATAGCATCCCTGAACTTAATATTTAATAGTTATAAAAATTTATTATATAAATTTATTTTTTATTGGATAAAAAATAAATACTTACTTGTTTACACAACCCCAACGTGGCTTAGAAACTCTTGAACCTTTTTGCCATTGCCAAGAACATTGACTATTATTTTGCTGACAAGCAGCTTTTTCAAGATTTCCACATCCAAAACTCTCAATATTTTTCGAAAAATAAAAAAACATGATAACAACTATTACAATTGCTAAAATCCATTTATATTTTAAAATACTTTTCAAAATATTTGTCATATTATATTATATTAAAATATTATTTTTATAACTTATTATCTAAAATCTAGTAAGTTTATCCAAATGTATTTTCTTGACTGTACGTTATATATAAATATCCGTCTTTATCTTTATATTTACCATATAGTTGACTTATTAAACATGATGAGGATGGAATATTATTATTAATAAATAAAAAAAGTGCTTTCTCAGGTGAAAGTTTTAAACGTCTTCTAATTACATATAAAAATTGACCTAAAGTTAAATCTCTCGGGACTAAATATTTTTTTTTATCGATATTTGGACAATCTCGACCAGCAGAGTATGAACGTTCACATATTATAGGTATTCTATCAGGATACTTTGCCATCACCCTTTTGGCTTCTTCGAATCTTTGGTCAAACGTAAATTCATTCTTATAAGGAAGCGTTAAATACATTCTACTATTTATTATTATAAAAATAGTAATATTTATATTGATTTATTTTAACATTTTTGCGCAATAAAAAATAAATAATTAATTAGTTACAATTAAATAAATATCTCTCTATCTACTTGTCTAGTTAAACCTGGCGGAACTTGTGGGTCTTGAACTTCTTCTTCTTCTTGCGGTTGGTCTTCTTCCTCCGGCGCCTGGCCTACGTCTACGGTTCTCTCATTATATCTATCCATGCGAACAAATCTATCAGTATCTCTGCTAACTGGTCTTACATAAAAGCTAACCTGGCGCCATTTTTGTCCAAATTCATACCATAGAGGTTCGTCTAAATTAAGATGACTTACCGAAGAAGCTAACTCTCCCTTATCTTGTCCCGCAATTACAAAATCAATATAAAATTTATCATAGTTAATATGCGGATCAAACTTTGTTGAAGCTAAACCAAATAAAGACTCCATATTAGAGTGACTGGAAATTTCTATGTTATACACAATGTCTGTGTATACCAGCTTAAAATTAAAATTCATAGTAAATTCTTGAGGAGTCGTCGACATTTCTTAGTTATTATACATTTATCATAATCTACTTTTTAAATCTCAATTTTATTTTATAATAAAATAAAAGATTAAATTACTTAAAGAAAAAAGGCATCGCGCCTTAGTTAATTAATATAATTTTACAATTTACACTACAATCTACAATCTACAATACTATCTAAGCAGTTAATCGGTTGTATTCGTCAACTGACATAGCTACTTCACGCTGCATTTGTGGAGGAGGAATTTGTGCGATAAATTCTTCAACCGACATAGCTACTTCGCGCTGCATTTGTGGAGGAGGAGGAAGTTCAGGCATCAATTCGTCAGCTGCCATTGGGAATTCATTGTTAAATAAACTGTCATATTCTTGAATCCATTGTCCGGCAATTTCGCGCTTAACATCAACTGGCATGAACAATTCAGGTAATAACTCGCCCATTGTAATACCCTTAGGATATGGGAAGCTTTCATATTTTTGAAGTTCATTCTCAAAATGTTCAAGTTCTTCTTCAAGTTTGATGCGCTCACTGAAACGAGGTTCATTGTCCAAATGTTCGTTAATAACCCATAAATGCTCTAAAGCTTCGTCTACTGAGTAGTAGTCGTTACCTAGACCTTTAATTGGGCGCTTAGCTATGAAGTCTTCCCACTCTTCGGTATCGCAGACAAGACCATCATCGTTTTCGATGTTTTCGTTGGCATGGACTACACTATCGTGAGGAGGTAGCAAACTTTGAGCGAAAGTTAAAAGGGTTCCGTTAAGTTCAGGGTCAGCTTCTGCGACTTCATGTGTGAAGAATTCAGGCATAAATGCTGTAGTATATGGGCCAACAAACAGATTTCCGGAATTATGGGTATTCTTTTCTAATAACCACATGTTGTTATCCGGGTCACTTTCATCGTGACAAAACACGAAGAAATCGGCATCCATACAACGGATAAATTCGTATGCTGCTTCGGTTTCACAATACGAATCAATATCAATATAGCAAATATTCGAAATCACGCCTTTTTCAATTTTAGGAATTAATGTAATAGTACTTACCTTAGCAATTTCTCGGGTCCAGAAAACATTAGCAATATACTCAGCTTTGATCTGAGCATCAATATTGAGAATCATAATATTCTTAGGGGACATTTTAACAGTTGAACTTAATAACGATTTATGCACTTTGTGCGTAGTATGCTTTTAATATTAGACGAAAATATATATTCAATTTTTTTTTAAATGCGCCATAAATAGTGATTACTAAAAATTTATAAATTAAATATTAATGAATAAAAAAATGGCCTCAAATTGGCCTATCAATAATTAATTGCTTATAATAAATACTTACATATAACGATATTTACGCATGACTAACGTAGTAATCTTTATCTTTTTCGTAACAGTCTGAACATAATAGGAACCTGCCAATAAATTGACCATAACCGTTGCAGACCATACATCTATATTGTTCTCTCTCGAGGTCAGATTTTAATTCTCTATTCTCCTCTTCCAAAGCAATAATTGTATTTTTTTGCTCCTCAATCTCCTTTTTAAGGGCCTCAATCTCGCTTCTAAGAATTTCCAGTTCAGACATCTTTAAAAAACTTGATGATGTTAGTAGTAGTATGCTATTCATAAATAGCCAGGAAAGTATTTCATTTTTTTATTTTTGGGTCATATGTATCAATTACTAAAAATTTATAATAAAATAAATAAGCAGATGGTATAGGGATGAACATCGAGACATACCTAGAATTAATTAATTAAATGTAGGTGGGTCCTCAGGTTTGGCTCCACCTTTCTGAAAGGTGGAATAAATATAAATAATGAGTGAATAGTAAAATAGGTAATAATAAAAAAAAATTGAGATGCTTTTTTGTTGTAGTATGAAAAGCATAGTACGCACAAAGTGCCAAAAC